TTATTTTCCGGTTGGATTTTGGATCAGGATTGGCGCTTTTGCTGTCTGGCCGTCGTACTCGGCAAGGTAGGATCCGTAATGCCGAAACAGCATTTCTGGCCCCTTGTGTCCCATCTGGGTGGATAGCCAAAACAGGTTGCAGCCGCGGCTGATGTTCGCGGTGGCGAAGGTGTGGCGGGTTTGGTAGAGGTGGCGGTAGCGAACGCCTGACCGCTTGAGGGTGTAGAGCCAGGCTTTCTTCCTGATGGCGTCAGCCCCGGCCCAGGGCTGGTTGAGTTTGGGGTCGTCAAAGACATACTCCCCCCGCATGAAGGTGAAGCGCTTCTGGCTGGTCAGCGCCGACAGCGCATCGCCAGTCAGCTCGATGGTGCGCGTGCCTGCCCTGGTCTTGGTGGTTTTGATGATCCCGACGACCTTGGCGGCCGACACCTGCACGGTGTTACCAATCCAGTCGATTGACCCCCAGCGCAAGGCGCAGATCTCAGACGGGCGCATGCCGGTGGCAAACGCAAACGCGAACAGGTTTGCCCACTGCTCATTGATGCCGCGGGCTGTGGAGAGAATGGCGGACACTTCCTCCGGGGTGAAAGGGTCCACGTCCTTGGCTCCCAGCTCGGGAACTGAACTCCCGTCCAAATATCGGGAAACGGTCACCAGCGAAACAGGGTTTGACGCCAGTAAACCATCGGTGACCGCCTCGTCGATGGCGCTGCGCAGGAACGACAGCCGGTTGCGGGCCGTCTTCGCGGTAGTGCCTCCCCTGATCAGCCAGTTCTTCACCTGGGCGGGGGTCAGCTCGGAGACGGTGATCCCGTGCAGGTCGGCCAGCGCCTTGTGGCATTTGCGGTACCCAACCATGGTGGATGGGCTCAGCCCCCGGCGCTCACATCGCTGCAGGTACTCGTCCAGGTAGTCGGCCACCTTGGCGGCGATCGAGGCACCACCGAACATCCGCAGCCTCTTGGACTTAGGGAAGTAGTCGGCGTAAGCGAACTGGCCACGCTCTATCTTGCCCTGGATCTCTCCGAGCAGGCGGGAGGCGTAGCGCACGTTGGCGGTGGTGTTCGGCAAGTTGGACAGGGGCTCACGACAGCGAACCCCCTTGAACGTGAAGGTGATGTTGATCGTCTCCCCGCGCAGGCTCACGCCGCGTGGGAGCTGTTTTTCATTGCCCACTTGGTTACCTCCGCGATGTTGACCCAACGCTCCTTCACCCCATCCACGTTGACGATGTGAACCCCCAACTGCCATATCCCGCGCTGGATCCGCTTGTTGATGGTGTCCCGGTCGGTGAGCTCGATGGTGCTCAGGTAAGTGCTGAGCGGGATGGCGTCAGGCATTCTCATTATGATGAGCTGGCCCTGAATGTGGCTTTGCGCCGGGTCTGCTGCTGTTCCCATGGTTGTTGGTCCTCGTCAGTCTGGTGATTTCATCCCGGCCCGCTCGGTTGTAGAGGAAGCATTCCACCTGCTTCCTGCTGCTGACCGCCTGGTCAAGGCGGTACTCCCCGAACGCCGGGCGTTTGAGTTGGTGCTGGTTGGCCAGCCGGCCAATGGCCTGGGCACTGACCCCCAGCTCCTTGCCCAGCTCGGTGGCGCTCCAGAGCTGGCCGGCAACCCGGGGCGCTTCGATAGGTAGGTCGAAGTGCGCCAAGATGCGGCCGATCTCGGCGAGCTTGGCCGATCGGGAAAGGGTGGGGGAGCGCACGGCGCTGACCAGCTCGTTGAGAAGCTGGCTGTCCTGGTCGATGGTCAGTTGAAGTTGCTGCATGGCGTGGCCCTCCTGTCCCAGAGGATGGGGCGCCGGGTGAGTTGAAGGAAGGGCCGCTATTCATGGCGGCCAGCTCAAACGGGCTTAAACTGCTCGAAACCAGCGAATAGGGTCAGCGTCTCGTCATTCTCACCCCATACAGCCACCGGTTCGCCGTTGAGGCTGCGTGACAGCGCCTCCGCTTTCGCCTCAGCAATCTGAAGGTCGTCAATGAGGGGATCTGTCTTGGCTGGAGTTTGGAACAATCCGTAGCGATACTTGGCCATGTCAGCCTCCTATGGGCAGCAGCGCGGCGAGCCGCCGCAGTAGTGATGATTCGGGTCAAACTCAGCAGGGGTGCAATAGATTGGGGTGAGCTGTTCGCAGCATACGCACTCACCTACCCAGCCTCCTTTTGCTGCCTGCCACTGGATGACGCCATCATCTTTAAGCTGCTCAAACCTGGCCTTGTCTCGGGCCCTATTGTTTGCCTTGACCTGTTCCAGCAGGGCGTAGATCTTGGCGTGCTTGATGACCCAGGCGCCGGTCATATTGGCTTTGAGCTTCGGCCATGGATTGATGGTGTCGGGGTCCTGTCCCGGCGCCACCTCATCAGCCTCTCCGAAGTGCCACAAGAGCACATCCTTTGCCACATACAGGACTGATTGCCAGTCCTCACCTTCGCCCCAATAGTCCTGCCCACCACCAATGCTGGGCATGTGGTTCACGCTAACCCGCTGCTCACGGTTCTGGCGCTCCTGCTTACCGGTGAGTGGCGGGTCGTCAGGACAACGAAAGTGACGGCGGTGTAGCAACCACTCGTCGTCGATCCAGACATCACTCAGCATGCTCCCCAGAATGGCGTGGAGCTTCTTGCTCAGCTTCTTCTCAATGCGTGGTTTCATGCCGCCTCCTCGTGTGGGATTGAAGTGAGGATCACCGGTTTGCCGAGCTTGGCGGCTAGGGCGTGCTCTGCTCTGGCGCCGGCGCTGCGCTCCCAGCCAGGTAGCATGACCAGCTGATCTGCCATCTTGACCATTTCGATGCAGATAGCCATGTACTCGTGTTGCTCCAGCCCATCCGGCAGGATTGCTTGGTTGAGTGCGATATGCCCGAGGGCGCGCAGGCGCTCGGCCTCCAGGTTAAAGGCATCGCGGTTGAAGTTGGGCAGGCCTGACATCGGGCCGGCTATGTAGATTTTCGCCATGGTTGGTCCTTGAATAGAAAGCCCCGGACAGGCCGGGGCTCTGGTTAGCGGCGATTGATGTCGCCGGACATGGTAGAAGCGGTTCCGCCAATGGTGCCGCAGGTGACGTCACCTGACATGGTGGAGACTGAGCCAGACACATCCTTGCAGTGCACATCGCCGGACATGGTTTTGATTGTGCCGACAGCGCCGGTTACCGTTACCGTGCCGGATGGGTTATCCACCAAATCGACATCACCATTGACGGTGACTGATACGGGCCCGACCAGCTGACCATCCTGCTCCTCACCATCGACGATAACTTTGCCGTTGACGATGGAGACGCTGCGCCCAGTGAATGTTCTGCCGCCGATAGTTACTTGCGTCCGGCTTCCCTTCAGATTGATGTTCATGTTTGATTCGAATCCTGTATACAGATTGATTAGCAACGCCAGCCGCGGTACCCGATAAAGCCAGGCGCCAGCACCTGCCGGAGGGGCAGGACTGGGAGGTGGGCTATCAGGGTCTTGAGCTGGGGGTTATCGGGTTGGCTGTCGATTGTGACCCGGGCGCCGGGGTTGATGCGGAGGTATCTGGCGCGGGTCTCTTCGGCTTCGGTGCGGGTCAGGCCGGGCTGGATGATGGGGGCTCGGTAGCGCACGGCTCACCTCCTGATGGTATTGGTGCGGCAGGCAATACCAGGGCCTCGGCCAGCAGGACGTATTCCCCCTCGTCGTCTTGCTCCATTTCGGCGCCGCAGCCCTGACCGAAGGAATCGCAGTGCCCGCCCAGGGTGTAGCGCTGGAGGGATGCAATGTCCGACATCAGTACCAGCGCGTCAGCCGGGTTCTGCTCCTGCATCATGGCGATCAGTTCTCCACGATCTCCCGTCAGGGCTGCCGCGATATGGGCGGCAAAGATCTTGTGCCCCTCGGAAATCTGCTGGCTCGGTGCGAACTCAATAGCATGTTCCACATAGGGGAGTGCGAGCTGGAGTGTGTCCAGCGCCCCCTTGAGTCGGCTCTGCACCTGGTCGTGCTGGACCTGCAGCTCGCGGTAGTCGGCGGCGGTCAGGGTAGAGGCGGCGTCGGTCCACTCGGTGTCTGGACGATCTTGTCGCTTACCGACAAGTCGCCGCCCACCTACCGGGCCAAACACCCCCTCTTCTGGGTAGTCAGCAAGATGCACATACACGCCCGCCGGCATGTCATCACCGTCGGTTGACTTAAAGGCGCGACGATAGAACAGAACAATTTCCGTCTCCAGCTGTTCGGGGTCCATATCTCTGTCTGGGCTGCAGAAATCAGCCAGCTCTACGAGATCCGCCGCGCTCAGGGTTATGCCTGTTTGATGCGAATATTCCCTACTCACTGCATCTTCTATGCGCTCAAGGAAGGCATCAACGACAGGCATGTCGTCCGTGGTCACCCCGATGGCCGGGATTACCTGGGTTGCCTCTCGCAGCAGGTCGGTCAGCAGATTGCAGCGCTCGGCCATGGCCACCATGCCATCAGCCAACTCCTGCTCGCGCTTGTGGTGGTTTGCCAACAGCTCAAGCCGCGACTTGAGTGGGTGATCTGCCAGCACCGAGCCGGTGGAGATGGCGCGCTCTATTGCCACGCCGGTGCGGTGGAATTTCTCCAGCAGTTCGTGCTCTCGGTGGTTTACCAGGCCCAGCACCACATAACCCGGCTTCTGCTCGAAGTCGGTGATGTAGCTGACCACCTTCTCCACGAAACCACCGGTGAACTCGCCATCCCACGCCTTGAGCAGCAGGGTATCGCCCACCTGGAAGTTGCGATCGGCGTTGTTGCGGATCTCGAAGGTCTTCTCGCCGAAGGCGACGGCGGCGAAGTATTCCGGCTTGATCTTGAGTTCGTGCTTCACGATTGCTCTCCTTCCACAAATTCGAGGGCGGCGGCCACCTCTGGCAGCAGCTCGTCCCAGGTGGCAATGGCGCCGTTCTTGTGCCAGCCAGCAACCCCCTGGCTGTTGCTCATCACGCCCTGCACGCCATTCAGCGCTTCGAGCAGCACATCCCGTTGCTGGTGCAAGTGTTTGAAGTAGGCAACAGTGTCCCTGACGACACCGGACGCCCGGACGACGTCCTTATTTGGGATTGTTGCCAACACCGCGCCCAGCGCTTTCTGCCAGTCATCGCGCTCCCGCTCAAGGTCTAGCAGTTGGTTGCCGACAGCCGCCACAAGCCCCTTCTGCTCAAGCTCGTCCGTGGGTAGCCCGTGACAGGCATTCCAACAGGCGACCAGTCGCCGGGCGTTGGCGGCGGTGACGGACTCGGCGACCAAGTGGCCGCCGTAGTATTCGACGGCATCACTGCCTCCCATTCCGGGGACGGGGTGGTCTGCCACAACCGCCCCGGAATGGCCCACCCGCAGCAGGCCCTTGGTGTGTTCGCTCATACTGCACCTTCCTTGTTCTTTTTCAGGTCTGCCAGTGCCCACCTGCACGCATCATCAGGTGTCATCCCCTGGCCGCTGGCCAGTAGTACCCCTTCGCTCTCTTTCGACGTGGTGCGAAGCCACGCCATCCAATCGGTGGTTCTGGTGCGACTCAGTTCAACGTAGAGGTATGGGTGCGTGCCGATCAGCTCGCTGGCGGCCTGGAAGAACTCAGTGGATGGGAGGCAGGATGACCCCCCCTTCATGGCCATGTCTGCATCAGACAGCCACACCCTGACCGGGTTGGTCGATTCGGCGTCTGCGGGCTCGCCAGCCAGTCGCAAGCTTGTTGCCATGCGAAGTACGAGATCCCGCAAGAGAGCTATTTGCGCTTCCTGCTCGCCAAGCTTTACTGACGCCTGCATCGCTACCGCCGTTATGGTTTCATCCGTCCACCCTTCGCGCCCCCTGTCATCCTCCCAAAGCGCCTCGAACTCATCACCATCAATCTCGGTGCTGGAAATGGTGTCCAGCAGGTAAATCAGGTTGTCAGTTCTCATACTGTCGCCTCCTCACCACCCAGGGCATTGAACAGGGCCGGGATGAACTGGGAGATCTCGCCGGTCACCAGGGCGAAGTCGGCGTCCAGGCGGGCGGCCGGATCTTCGCTGGTAATGTCGTCGTTCTGCTCGCGCATGTCCTCGCTGAATTTGAGGCGCTTGATGGAGAGGTCGTCGCCCAGCACAAAGCTGAGGCGCTCACCCCAGTTCAGGGCCAACTTGGTGACCAGCTTGTCGTTGGCCAGGTGATTTTTCACCTCGTCGGTCATCAGGTCTTGCTGTTTGAAGCGGGCGATCCCGCCGTGCTCCATGGCGCTGCGTAGCTCGGATTCATCCTCCAGGGTGAAAGCTGCCGGCAGGTTTCCCTCTTGCAGCCACTCGGTCATGGTGATCTCGGGTGGGTTCTTGAGCGCCACCGGCACCACCGGCAGGCTGCCAATGGACTTGCGCAGCAGAGCCAGCACATCGTCCGCCTTCTTGGCGGAGGAGGCATCGACCATCAGCAGGCCGTCGGCCGGGTTGATCCAGGCAAAGGTGTTGGCGGTGCGGCTGAAGGCGCGAGGCAGCAGTGTGTGCAGCAGTTCCTCTTTCAGGGCCTCCTTCTCTTTCTTCTTGAGGGCGCGACCCTGCTCGTACTCGATGGCCTCCACCTTCTCTGCCAGCGCCTCCTTGATGACGGCGGTCGGCAGGATCTTGTCCTCCTTGCGGGCGCAGATGAGGATCTGGCCGGCGGCGGCATGGGTCAGGGTGCTGCCGAACTTGCCGAGTGGGCGGGTCCAGCCGAAGCGGGAAATATCCTGGCTGCCGCAGGGGGTGAAGGCGCATGCCTCGAGCTGGGTTTCCAGCTGTTCGGCGGTCAGGTCAAAGAGGCGGGTGAAGCGGTAAACTTGAAGGTTTTTAAACCACATGGTCTGGGTCCTTTGGTCGGTTAGTTGCGGGCTTTGGCCTGCAGGCCGTGGATCTTCTTGGCTGCGGCCTCGGCGGTTTGCCTGTCGCAGGTGATGCCGCCTGGCAGAACGAACTTGCCTGGCTGCTTGGGATCGGGCATGACGACGCCCAACCCGATGACTACTGCACCGCAGTAGGGGTTTTCCGTGGCTTTCATGGGGGTCCTCGACTTATCCACCGTTTCTGTGTGGCCAGCGGTGGATGGGTTGGGGGTATCAGGCGGCAGCGCTGATGGGCTCTGCTCCGGCAAGCAGCAGGGTGAGCTTGCTGACATCGCGGATCCGGCATTCACCGCGCCAGTTTGGGGCGAAGATGAGGAGCATGGAGCCCTTGGGGTTGCCCTTCATCTCCTCGCCGGTGGCCTTGTTGATGAAGCTCACCCGGCCGTTGCGCCATTTGCCATTGGCATCGTGGTAGCCAGTGATGTGCCGCACCTCGCTGGCACGCATACCGGGATACCATTCGGTGCTGGTGTCCTGGGGGACCAGCATGACAGTGCCGATGCCGCGCCCCTGCTGCTCGATGGCCTTTTCTACCCACGGCCCTATATCGGAGTAGGGCGGGTTGAGCCATGCCCAAGGCGAGCGCACTGACGGGCTGATAAAGTCGCCCCAGTCCACGCTCAGGGCGTCGATATCCGGTGTCAGGAACTTCTCGCAGAGCGCCGTTTCCGGCAGGGCGGCGGCATCGAGGGCGAAGTTGAACTCCAGATCCAGCGCCCGGAAGAGATAGAGCGGGGTCTGAGTCATGTCGCGGGTGGCTTCTGGAGTGGTGGAGCCGCGGTAGTCAGCCATTGGCGGCCTCCTTGCTGGCGTTGTACTGCTGAATCCCCCAGACGATAGCGTGCAGGATCCACAGGTAGTGGTGGCTGTATCGCTTCATCGTCAGCCCCTCCATCAACTCATATTGGCTTGGCAGGTCTGAATCGTGGATAGCCTGGCAGGCCTGAAACTCGTGGCTGTAGCTCTCTTCGCAGATTTCATTGACCGCGCTGATAATGCCTGAGCAGTCCTTGCCATCTTCTTCACAATCTTGTTGCAGCTCCGCTATCCACTCCTGCAGCCCAGACTTGAAGGATTCCTCGTCAAACTCCATGCAGATTTCATCGCAGCGGCCAGAAGCTCCCATCTGGAGTTTTTCGCCCCAGTACCGCGGATTGACGCCCTTCTCGAAGTTGCCACCGAAGAACTCGAACATGTCGGCGGTTCGGCTGAATGTCCATGTCCCCATGTCGCCGCAGACCGTGAGGTGGCCAGGCCATGTAACCAGGTCGAAGCGGTAGACAGAGCTGCCACGGTTAGAAAACTCAAGGTGACGGTAAAGGCCATCATCACGATGCACCTTCATAGTGTGTTCAGAGGTGTCGCGCAGAAAATCATTTTTCGCTTGCTGGGTGCTCATGCCGCCTCCTTGTGCTGTTCAGCCTGCTGGTTGGCTGCAAACTGCTCCTCCCACAGCTTCACCTTGAGCTCGCAGGCGTAGACGATCTGGCCGACCAGCTTCTCGCCGATCCCCTTCACCTTGTCCAGCTTGTTCCCCTGGTGGCTCATCACTTTGTAGAGGGTGTCGATCCCGGCATCGATCAGCGGCTTGATGGTGCGCGGTGGCAGGCCGCACTCGTGGATGCTGACCGTCTTGGCCCATTCGGTGCGGGGCTGCAGGTGAGGATGGCTCTGCTCCAGGGCCTCCTGCATGAAGGCGAAGATGTCCCGGGTCATGTCGTCCGGGGCCCCGGCACCATAGGGCGTCGGGTAGATGGGATTCATCCACTGGCTCAACATGACCGAGCAGCCGGAGCCATCGGATTTCATGGCGTGCAGCTTCCAGTTGAGGTCGTTGATGAGGTAGGGGAGGTTGGATTTCAGGCCGTGATCTACCAGGTAGACGTTCCAGAGCATGCCATCCTCACCCTTGTAGGTGTTGGCGAGGTGCTTGTGCCAGACCAGTTTGGCGGCACGGGCGCTCTCCAGCTCCATGATGACGGTGTGACGGCGCTCCAGATCACGATCCTGCTCGTTGATGGCGCCCAGCAGTTCCTGGACGCGACGCTCCAGCTTCAACACTTCAGCGCGGTAGGCGGCCTCGTTGCTCTTGTGCTTGGCGATGGCGGTGCGCTGCTCCTCAAGCAGCTCGTTCTTCTCCTTGATGCGGCGTTTCATGCCTGCCGGATCCATGGCGTTGAGGTCGGCCAGTTGGCGTTCGAGCTGGCGGGCGCTGTATTGCAGGGCGCTGTATTTGGTCTGGACGTCGTTCAGGGCGCGCTGGGCCTTATAGAGCTCGTCGGCCTTGGCTTCCAACCCGGCGGCGCCTTCTTGTCGTGCGGCAGTAATGCGCTGCTCGGCTTCGGCAACCTGCTGGCGCAGCTCGCTGACCAGGGCCGCCTGGGTGAGCAGTTCGCCATCCCGGCCTTCCAGCTCGCCGATCAGGGTGTTGAACTCGTCGATGTGGGCGTTGGCGGCCTCGCTGATCATGGTCAGGTTGGCGGTGAGCAGGCTTTCGAAGCTGCCAATGGCGGCCTTGGCCGGGCCATCCGGCATCAGCAGGATGTTGCGGATCTGGCTGGTGAGGGTGTTCAGGGCGAGACTGGTCGCCTCGCTGGGGTTAAGTGTGGTCATGGTCAGGGTCCTGTTGGGAAAGCAAAAGCCCAGCAAGTTCTGGGCTTTGGTTGGTTAGTCGTCGTAGCTCTCGATAATGAGGTCGTAGTTGTGCGGGTGTTCACCCTGATCCAGGTTCACCTTGGATTTCATGGCGTAGGCAGCCATCAGCTTGCGCTCAGCTCCGTAGAATGGGCCAACACACTTCTTGGATTTAACGTTATCCTCGTCGATTTTCATGGAGTAAATGCAGCCCTCTTTGTCGAGGTCGAGCTGATATTCGCAGCGGTATTTATCCATGTCCGCTTCTTTGCCGATGTAGATGTGACGATACCCATAGGAGGATTCTTCGATAATGAGCGTCATCTCCTCGTCAACGTGATCACCTTCGCCGTATTGGGTGATCGATTTGCGAACCGCATCGAGCACCCATGACAAGGTAATTTCATCTGGAAGCTCGCTCATGAGCTCCTGAATTTCCTTATCCAGCACCTCTGCCAGGCGCTGGTCATAGAACTCGGTCGCCGCCATGCGCAGGCGCTTGGTCACGAAGTCGTGATAGCTGGGGAAGTCGCTCAGGTCATCGATGTTAGGCATGATGGCCTTGGTCAGCGCCTCTTTGACGGCCTTGCCCACATCGCCGTAGCTGCGCAGGACATCCTGGGCGCAGTCGTCGATCAGCTTGTCGGCGTATTTGCTGAGGGCCTGCTCGAGGGCACCGCCCTGGATCTTTTGCTGGAGCACAGCCCCGAACATGGCCTGGACGGTGGCGTTACTGGGGTCGATGGTCGGGGTGAACTCGGTGGTATCGGTCATGGTTGGTCCTCTTGGAGAGCAAAAGCCCCGTTGGCGGCGGGGCGGGTGATCAGTAGTTGATGGTCAGGTGGTCGATCTTGTTGCCGGCGATGTGCTTGATGAGGCTGATGGCTTTGCCCTCCTCAATCCCCAGGCCCATCAGGTCCATCAGGATAGCGCTGTTGATGGTGCGGCGGTGCTCCATGTCGGCGGCGCGACGCTCGTCTTCCTGCTGCTTGCGAGCCTGCTCCTGCTCAATGCGCTGACGCTCTTGTTCTGCGGCGCGGGCGGCAGCCTCCTCTGCCATGCGTGCGGCGTTGGCTTCGGCCTGCTGGCGGGCCAGCTCGGCGGCTTCGGCATCGCGCCGTGCCTGCTCCTCACGCTCACGGGCGGCCTGAGCCTGGCGCTGTGCTTCCTGCTCGCGGTGCAGGGCGGCTTCACGCTCCAAGCGCTGGCGATTCTCTTCCTGAAGGCGGGCTTGCTCCGCTGCCTGCTCGGCTATCAGGCGCTCGCGGTCGATGCGCTCCTGTTCGGCCTGCTTCTGGCGCAGCAGCTCCAGCTCTGCCTGCTCGGCTTCGTACTTCTGGCGGGCTGCCAGAGCGTCACCGAGGCGCTTGGTCGCGAGCTCCTTGGCGACGGTCGCCTGGGGCAGCAGCTCTTGCCAGGTGTCGTCCAGAGCGGTCTGCTCGACCTCCTGCAGCATGACCTGCAGGTCGGCGGCGGCGATCTCGATGCTGGCAGAGGATCCCAGTTCATTGAGGCGGGCCAGTCGGGATTGCAGTGCTGCCACCAGGGCCTCCTCTGCCTCTTCGTACTGGGTGAGCGGGGCGCGCACCTCGTCTTTCAAGGTGTCCAGGGTGTCGCGCAGGGTTTTGCGGTTGGCGTCGATGCGCTTGGGGATCTCCTTGTACTGGTCGGTCAGCTCTTTGCCGAGCCCGTCCAGGTAGGTCTTGGTGCGGGCAACGGCATGGGCGATGCTGGCGATCTCCTTGCGCCCCTTGGGGGTGGTGATGTCGGGCACCAGGCTGGTCGCCTTCTGGCGGATGTCGGCCAGCAGCTCAGCAATGCCCTGGCCCTCAGTAAACAGGGCGACGGCGGTGGTGGGTTCGATGACAACCAGCTGAGCTTGGGAGTTGTCGGTCTTGGCTTGTTCGGTCATGGTGGGTCCTTGGGCATGAAAAGGCCCGCAGTGGGCGGGCCTGATGGTTATTACTGAGTGCTGCGCCCAGCGTCGAGCTGCTTCTTGCGCTCGCCGGCGATCTGCTTGATGCCTTTCTCGATCTCTTTGTCGCCGGTCTCTACGGCCCATGCCCAGGCGCCTGTGTAGGCCTGTTGCCACTCGGCGGTATCGCTGGCCCCCTCGATGGCTGCGCAGTGGTCGGCGTAGGCGCTTGAGTGGTCTACCCCGTTTGACTGTGGTTCAGCGTCAATAACGGCCGGGGATTCCTGCTGCTCGGTGGGAGCTGTTTGGCGGGCTGACTTGATGCGATCCAGCACTGCGCTGGTGCGGCTGGCTGGTTTGGCTGCTGTGACGCCGGTAGGCGCAGAATTGAGTTCTTTCTCCACCGGGTAATCTTCGACCTCTTCGGCCACCTTGAGACCCTTGAGCACGTCGGCAAACACATCGCGCAGCGCGAAGGCACGGGCGCGGATGGAGAGCATCCGCTGCAGGTTCTTCTTGTAGGTGTCCTTGTTGAGGTGGCCAGCGAGGCGCGCATCCTCTTCCGAGAAAGTGCGGGTCTCTTCCGGTTCGCCACGGCGTTTGACGCTGCAGATGGCTGTCTTGGTGGCAGCGTCCCAGTCCTGCTTGATGTACTCGCAAAGGCCGGAGCCGCGCACCAGTGCTACCAGGGCGTCACCCCATACCGCAGGCACGTTGTTGATGACGGCGATATTTTGTAGGGCTTGCAGCGGCTTCAGGCCAATTTCAGATCCCCACTGGCAGGCGACCAGCACATCCCCGGCTTTCCCCTGATAGGACTTTGGCACAAGGTTGGAGTTGGCCAGCATATCTGCAAGCTGCATGGCCTCTTGCAGGTTCTGCGGCTCCATGAGGAAGCCGCCCTTGTTTTGAGTGATGGTGGCAATGTTGTTCATGGTAACCCCTTAATTGACCCGGAACGTGCGGGAAGTGGATGGCTTGGTGTATGCGGCATAAGTGGCCGGGTCTGCCTTTTTGAACGCTGTGGAGTCAAAACGATTGGTGGTGACCGGCTTCCAGGTGGCCATGGTGGCGCCGTTGCGACAGAGCACCTGCGCCGAACCCATAAAGCCCTGGATTTGGCCGTCCACCTCCTTCTTCTGGCTTTCCAGCTCGGTAATCGCCTCGCTGAGCTCCTTGCGCTCGATGATGAGCGACATCACTTCGCTGTCAGCCTCAACCACTTCAATTGCGGCATCTTGCTCCACAACTTCAAGCTGAGCTGCCCCCTCCGGCGGCAGGTCGGCGATCACGCAGTCGAACCAGAAACTGGTTGCTGCTTCAACCATTGCGGCGATCAGATCTTCATTGCGCGTAATGGTGTAGATACGGTAGTCGCGCCCGTCGATAAGCACGGCCAGGTCAGACTCTTGCCTTCCTGTCACCAGCATGTAGTGCTGGCATTGGAGCAGATAGCTCTCTGGCACCTCGTCGCAAGCAGTGATGAGGTTGCCGTTCTCGTCGTAGACGTTGCCAGGACCGAAACCAGCCTTCTTGGCGGCGAACCCGCTGGCGGTCTTGCACTCCAGCACCTTGTGCTCACCGACCATTCGGTCAACGTTGCCGACCATCCATGGGGCCACCTCTGCCTGATAGTGGGTGTCATCGACAGTCACCACCTGCCCAGTGCGCTCGGCGTATTCGTCAGCAACCACTGCCTCAAGCTTGTGCCCCCAGTGGATTGCCGGTTTGTCGGACAGGTCATCCGGTGTCTTGCGGCCGGTCTTGATCAGCCAGAGTTCGAATGGTGTCTGATACTTGTTCAGGCCAAGGATGGTTCCGATCTCGGATCCTCCGATGCCGAGCCGGCGGCGCAGGTGCCACTGCTCGTCTTGACTCAGGGCTGCTTGGTCGATGCCTGCCAGCAGCCTCTCGCAGTAGGCTTGGTGTTGCTGGCGCATTGTCAGTGTGTTGGCGGGTGCGTTCATGCGGCGGTCCTCTGGTGGTTGAGTTGGTATTGCTCCCATTGCTCCTCGCTCATGGCGTCGTGCAACTGGGCGACGTGGTCATTCCATGCCTGCTTGGCCAGGGTGTTCAGCCCGGCATCCAGCACTTGCTGGATCAGTCGGGTAAGCGGCACCTTGTCGCCGGACACCATCAGCAGGTAGATGGCCTGGTTGTACTGGCAGTGCAGGTCTGCGTTGAGCTCGCCCAGCAGGGTTGCCGGGTCGGTTTCAAGCTGGCCGGCCTGCAGTAGCGGAAGGTTTTCCTCACACCACTCGGCGACCCACTCAGCTTCGGCGTTGGCCTCGGCCTCGCGGCTTTCGAGCAGCGCGAGCATTTCGTTATCTCGGGTCATGACGCCCCCCCCTTTTCCAGCTCAGCCAACAGGGCGTCGGCATACAGCACTGCATGCTCCGCGCCGTGCTCAGGAGTAAATCGAGCATGGTCAGACGCGATGCCACACATGATGTGCATTGCAATCATCTCGCGCTTGCTGAGGCCGTCTGCCGCCATTTGGTTGATTCCATAAAGCGCTGCAACCCCATTGCTATTAACAATCGGCATTGCCGGCATATTTGCGTTTTCCATGGCTAGAGCTCCATTCCCAGCCGCAGGGCGCGCTGTTCTTGATGCTCCTCGATGGCGCGGCGGGTGGCGGCTTTGTTGCGGGCCATCCGCGCCTGCTCGGCGGATGGGGCTGCGTCTACGTGGTACTTGCGGCGGGTGGGTGGCACCATCGCACCGCGAAAGCCCATCACCTGGGCTTCGGTCAGATTTTTCATGGTCTGGGTCCTCTTGGTTATCCGAAGGCGGCCACAGCTTCGACGCTATGGTGTTGCCAGCTCCACCGGAGCCGCCTTGGGATACCGGCTCGCAAGCCGGGATCCGTTCACATTCACGCGCCGCTTTCCGGTTTTAACGGGGTATCGGCGCATCCCTACCGGCATCGGGATTCGTGTTTGTGAGCCGGTTCCATGTTGTTAAAGAGCAGGCCCAGCCGAATTTGGCGTGAGCGAAGCCAAAGCATCCTTGCGGTGCTTGAGAAAGAGGCTTTGGCTACGGCGCTATGAGGGAAGCGCCAGACCCGGGTCAGATGGCGTTGCGGTGGAACTCGGCCCGCCAGTGGAGGAGGGCGCGGCATTTCATGGCGGTCAGGGTGCGCAGCTTGGCAGACTGGGCGGCACGGGCGGCGACGAGCTGATGCTGCTCGCTGGCCAGCATGGCCACATGCAGGCGCTGCTTGATGGCCCGGCGGCGGGCTGCGTTGCCGTTGAGGCTGTCGGCGATGGCGATAACGATCTGGTCGGCGCGTTTCGCGGCTCTGGAAAAAAGGCGTCTGGTCATGGTACATTCACTCCTGTTGGCGAGTTGGTCCTCGCTAATTCCCACTTGATTCGTCATGCTGGGTCCTGATTGCTGGGGTTGGTCCCTCGGCTTTCACTGACCGGGTGGTACCCGGTCCTTCGAAGCCCGCCTTGTGCGGGCTTTGTCGTTCTTACGCGCTGGTCAGGCGCCTCACTTCTGCCCTGGTCAGGGGCAGGGTCCTGTTGCTGGTTGTCGAAATTTGGTCGGAGATACAGGGATCGAACCTGTGAAGCCCTCATCCCAAATGAGGTGGCATACCACTTGCCGAATCTCCGATGTTGGTTGCTCACCTTCCAGCAAGCTCGGTTCGGATAGGCGCGCTATCGCGTGCTGTTACGAACTAGGCGGAATCGATGACAGGTGCCGCCTCATTACCCCTTGTCACCCTTCCCAAGACCTTCACCACGATTGGCCGCCTTCCACGCTGCCCCTTGTTGTTCCCGATCTTGGTTCGTCGTGCCTAACGCAAACTAGAATGGTTAGTCAAAACTTACTGAGGTCATATTAGGAAGGAATAACTAACAACGCAATAGGTTGGGAAGAAAAAATTAACTTCGTGTGCGAGTGCCGCACATAGCTCCAATGAGCAAGCAAGAAAAAACCCGCCAGTTGGCGGGTTTCTGTATGGGTGGGGGAGGAGAGTCTATGCCCGCCTCAGCTCGACCATTTTGCCGAGCACGGTTGCATCGCTGGCCTTCAGGAAGCCAAAGTGCGGATCGTCCACGACGAGGTTCATCCCATCCAGAGCGCTCTTGGCCCTGAGCAGCAAGGCTCTGTCTCCGTGTCGAACCAAGGCAATATCCTCCGGCGCCAACTTGCGCTGTTCGGTTGCCATATCTATGACGATGAAGTCACCCTTGTGGATACCACTTCCAGCCAGATCGTCGTTGTCAGCCACCACTGCACAAAGGTGGCCACCGTCTTCCACAACCAGGTGGCGCCCGGTGTCGATGAGCGGAAGGGCATCGCTAGGTTGGCTGGCAATATCCTCCAGATCCCAAATCGGCACCCTTGATATTTCAGCGCTGGATGCAAACTCCGAGCTGCTCTTTCCCACAAAGAGTTGAATGGGGTCGCAGCCAAGCACTCTGGCTATGCTCAGCACGCTACTTATCCTGGGGTCAGTGGTGGTGCCGTTGATGATGGCGCTTAGCGTTGGCTTTGACAGGCCAGTTTTTCTGGCCAAGTCGGCTGGCTTTAGCCCCTTTTCACCCATCATCTGTCGGAGTCTTTCGTTAAAGGAAGACATTAATCCCACCGCCTCGTTAGATTCAACAAACATATCCCATTATGCCTCCCTGGTAGTTAGATTTGTTTTTGTTGAATAGTTAGTTTGTTCTTACTAATATTGCTTGGCATACACAGGGGGACCAACCATGCGAATCGAAGAACCGATTGAGTTTTTTGGCAGTGCAGCAAAGGCTGCAAGTGCCATTGGTTACAACAGGGTTTGTTTTAACGACTGGAAGAAAAAGAACGGCGGGATCGTATCTCCAAAGGCTGCGGCCCTGTTTGTTGGGGCAAGCAACGGGGCTTTGGATTTCGGGTTTGGCGATTACTCCAGTTCTGACAAAGCCCAGCAAGCGGCCTAACCAGCCGCCCAACCACCCACAGGACCCAAGACCATGACCAATCTGAGCCTTATCAACAACAACGACCAGACCATGAGCAGCGTTGAGATCGCTGAACTGACAGGGAAAGAGCACAAGAACGTTCTGGCCGATATCCGCAAAATGCTGGTCGAAATTCAATCGGCTGAAAAGCCAGCCGATTACAAAGACGGCAGAGGTCGCACCCAGCCGTGCCTTTTGCTGACCAAGGAAGAAACCCTCTGCCTTGTTGCTGGCTACAGTGCCGCCCTGCGCATGGCGATCATCAAGCGCTGGCAGGAGCTGGAATCCCAGCAGGGGCCGCAGATCCCGCAGACCTATGCCGCCGCGCTGCTTGAGGCCGGCCGCCTTGCGCTGGAAGTGGAGCAGAAAAACCATCTGTTGGCGGTTCAGGCACCCAAGGTGGCATTTGCCGATCGCGTTGCCGGTGACGACAAGGGCGTCAATATCGGCAACTACGCCCGCGCTGTCGGGCTCGGCCAGAACGTGCTGTTTCGGGCGTTGCGCGATCATCGCATCCTGATGAGCGGCGGGAACCGGCACAACCTGCCGTTTCAGGTCTACATCGAGCGTGGGTACTTCACCGTCAAGGAGGGCACCCGCACCCACAACGATGAGACTGTCCCCACCTTCACGCCCATGGTGACCGGCAAAGGTCAGCAATGGCTGACCCGACGACTGATCTACCTTGGCTATTTGAAGCCCATCGCCGCCTGACCACCGGCCAGCTTTTCTATCCAACACAGAGGACCAACCCCATGGGAAGAGTATCGCTCCCCGATCATGAAAATATGAGCACCCGCTCCCCGCTGCGGGTGCGCGGCACCCCAGCTCAGCGCCAGGTATGGCAGGAAGTAGGCGCCGAGTGTGGCATGACCGAAACCGCATTTGCCCGCACCTCGCTGCTGATCCTGCTCCAGGCCATATCTCAGCACGAGCCCACCATATTGGCGAGGGCCGTCAAACGGGCCAATCGGAGCTTGCTGGAGCAGGGTTTTCCGCCCGTGACCGTCGAGGAGATCCTGGAGGGCTCCGGCCTGCCCGAGCGCGGCCTGCTCCAGTTCAGCCAAGAAGACGAGGCCGCCTACAACGAGGAGCGCCCGCTGCGCCCCCTGCAAAAACTCATCAACTTTGTCCTCGGGAGGTAACCCATGACCATGCAACACCGTCCGCCGCGCCCGGCATCCCAGCACGTCAGCGATCGCGACAACATCATCCTGAAGTCGGTCATGCACGAGCTGGCCCTAGCCCTCGACGAGCCGCTGATCTCGACCGCGCACGCCGCTGGCACCGATCGCCAAGCCGTCCGCCTGGCCCGCGAGCTGGAAGCCCGCACCCTGGAGCGTGCCGAAGCACAACCCAGCGCATAACCACCATTCGCCTGCCTCACCACCAGGCTTACTGAATCAGGATCTGACCAATGACCAATCCGACCCTGGCCCATGGGGGCCATTCCTTGCCGCATGATCTCGACCATTGCCCGCTGTGCGGCAGTGAGCTGCGATCCAGTACCGATGACCACGTATTTGAGTGCCCGGCCTGTGCCTACACCGAGCAGGAGGTGATGGCATGAACGCCCTTAGTCCTGCACTGCACATCAGCGACATCGGAGCCCTAATTACAGAGGTATCCAAGGCATATCGGGAGTATTGCGATAGGTTCGGCATCACCGACCACCAGGTAATAGTCAACAACTCAGGCGGCAAGGACAGCGGCGCCACTGAGCTGCTGGCCCGCGCTATCTTCGGAGACAGTTATCGTTCTGTTGCCGCCGATACCGGCAACGAGCACCCAGTTACCCTTGAGCATCTGAAAACCTTGCACCTGCAGAGAGGCGGTGAACCGGTGGAGATTGTCTCAGCAGACTACCCACAAGAGCTGTTCGACAGGCGTCGGGAAAAGGTAGCCAAGGAGTGGCAGCGCAAACAAATCGTTCGTGCCGGTGCCTACAGAGGCATCGTTATGCCTTCGCTGGCGCGCGCCGATACGGCGTTTGCTGAATTGTGGCGAAATCGTGCCAAGGCGCTCGGGTGGGGTGAGTTCGACACTCCGCTTGATGCGGCTTTGTCGGCCATGCAGCGCTCAGGCAATCCTTTCTTGGATATGGCGCTGATTCACGGCGGATTTCCCCTTGGTCGCCAGCGATTCTGCACCGACGAGCTGAAAATTCAGGTGGTGTTCGACAAGGTGCTTTCCCCTCTGCTGGACGTTGGGACGGATGTTGTTCAGTGGTCTGGCGTTCGGGCAGATGAGTCTGAAAAACGGGCCACCTACGAAAGATTTTCAGAGGACAAGCGCGACAGCAACGGCCATCTGTTCAACTTCCTGCCGATCCATCAGTGGTCTGCCGCCGATGTATTTGCCCTCTATCGCTATTTTGGCATCAAACCGAACCCCCTTTATTCCAAAGGTATGGAGCGAGTTGGATGTATGCCCTGCATTCTGGTAGCCAAAAACGAACTGGCAGAGGTCGCAGCACGCTGGCCGGAAGAGATCGAGCGGGTGGCTAAGTGGGAGCAGCAGGTTGCCATGGTATCGCGCTGGATCCACTGGATGATGGTTGGTCACGTTGACCGCCGCCAATTCAAGTCGCTCGGCGACAAGGCCAAACTGGGGGTTAACGCCCGTCTGCTACATCGCTCTTTCGTGGTGGATGTCGAGGCGTACAAGGGCACCTGCATGCTCGGTCCGCGCGGCAACGTCATCTGTGGATCCATCTATGACGCAGTCGAGTGGTCCCGTACCGGTCGTGGAGGCAAGACCTACGACTTGGTCACCAAGGCGATAGATGTCGAAGTGTGCAGTTCCAAATATGGCCTTTGTGGGTAAGGGGTAGGCATGAGCGCCGTTATCAAATTCCCGGGGCCCAGCGCCCCCATTTCCAAACCTATCAGCAGAGGTAGCAACGTGAGCGAAAATGCCCGCAATGGCTTCCGCCTCGCTTACTCGTCGATGCTGAATGCCCCCTGGTACAAGGATGTAGCCAAGAAGTCCGTGTGGCTGCATTTGCTGCTGGATGCGGCCTACGAGAGCCGTGAAGTCACCTTCAATGGCAACCGCCTCACCATTCATCGTGGTCAGCTGGCTTGCTCTGCTCGTTCGCTCGGGAAAGCGTGTGGCGTATCTGAGGATCAGGCTCGCCGGGCGCTGGACTATTTCGAGGAGGAGGGAGCGATCAGCAGGACGACCAAGCAGGGCAAGAGTGGTTACACCATCATCAGCCTGCTGAATTTCGACGCTTATCAGCGCGGAGTTTCGCAACACTTTAGCGCGGAGTATGGTGCGGAGTTTGAGGACGCGCCAGATATGGGGTTAGAGGGTGATCGCCAACTCAGCGGCGCGGAGTTAGGTGCGGAGTATCATGCCGAAGATCTTATCATTAATAACAATATAAACTCTGAAGATAATAAACAGATCTCTTGTTCTGTTTCTGACGAAACAAAACCGGCTAAAAAAACGGCAGAGCCATCAGCGGATTCACTGGCTGTGCTGAACCACCTCAACGCCGCATGCAATCGCCGCTATCAGGCCAAGCCAACCACCCTGCAGAACATCAACGCCAGACTGGCGGAGGGCTACTCCGTGGCCGATCTGCAACTGGTGATCGACTTCAAGCGCGAGCACTGGTCTGCCAACCTGAAAATGGCTGAGTACCTGCGACCAGCGACGTTGTTTGCGCCGCAGAAGTTTGCTGGATACCTGGCTGGCGCCCAGCGATGGGAGCAGGTTGGCCGCCCGCGCTGCGTGAACGGCGAGTGGGAGGGATTCGAGAGCAGGCGTAAGCCGCTGTCCAACTTGGCCGCCGCCCAACAGCAGGCACGTGCCCTGCTTGAATCGGGGGTGATCAGCTATGACGACAACACTCCCCTCTAACGTGACCGCCCTGCCAGCCAACCAGGATGCGCCCGCCATGAGCGCCCGCATGGCCGCATTCATCGCTGAGGAGCTGCTGCCGCTGATGGCCGGGAGCTGGCCTGCCAGTGCCAACCAGCTGGATGCCAATGCCCGCGGCGTGGCGCTGGCTTGGGGTGGCGTGCTGCGCGGGTTCACTCCAGCCCAGATCCGGGAGGTGGTGCAGGACATGGCGGCCGATGTGGAGCGCCAGTTCGCTCCGCGCCCGGCAGAAGTGCGGGCAGAGATACTGCGCCGGCAGCCAGCCACGGCTGCGCCAGCCCGGGAGTCAAGGCTGGTGATCTCCATCAGGGCATGCGAGATGGAGGCGACCGTGATTGTGCTGCAGCGTGACGGCGACGTGACGAGCGAGGCGGTGCAGGTTGAGCTGGACAGGATACTCACCGAACGCCGCCAGCGCGGTTACACCATCACAGGGAGGATTTAGGGATGTTCAACCAAGACGTGATCGCCGCGGTCAAGGCCGCGAAATTCTGCCGGGTGGTGATCTATCCGCCCGTTCGGGGTTGGTGCGGGGAGCGTGTGCAGCTCGAGGTGGCCGACGAGATCGATGCGCTGGGATACACCGATCAGCGGCGTGGCGCAGGGCATTGGCTGGTGCAGAGCACGACGCCGGAGCAAGTGGCGGAGGAGGCTGCTCGGCTGAGAGCCGCGCCAGTGCTGGCGTTGCTGTGTGATGTCTCGTTTGGGGCTGTGGATAACTTCGAAGAGGAGGGCCTTGCCAACCAGTGACACAGGGGGTAGCGCCCCGTACCATTGCCAGTGCCGGACCTAGACCACCCGGCAGTTTGACCAAAGGACCCAGACCATGACCAAACCACATACCCGAGATCTATCCATCGCGACCCAGTTGGGGCGCGTGATCGCCGTCATGAGCGACGGCAAGGCCCGCACCCTGCGCGACATCGAGCGCGAGTGCTGGAGCCGCTACGGCCACGCCGACACCCAGGCCGCCATCAGCGCCAGACTGCGTGAAGTTTGCTGCTACGGCTGGGTGAAGCATTCCAGCAATCAGGTCATCGACGGCAAGCAGGTGTGGCATTACCACCTGACCCCGTTCCCCACTGCGGAAGCCGTAGCGGCTAAGGCGGTGGCAGCATGAGACTGACCCACGCTATCGCAGCCGTTCTGGCCGCCACTGCTGCCCAATCGCCCTGGTTCAACCCGCTTGATTTCAAGCCTGGCCATGGCTTCTGCATCCCCAACCCGCGCAATGACCGGGCCGCACAGCGTCAGCGTGCCGCCTCCAAGCGCCGCAACAAAGCCAAGCGGGGGTGAGGATGAGCTACCCCAAGTATTTCCTGCGCAACCCCGACATCCGCGCCCGGGCCAGCCAGCTGATCGCCAGCCTGCCGGTTGACCAGGACAAGCCGCTGGTCATCGAAATCAAGGAGATGACCCGGACCCTAGCCCAGAATGCTCTGTTCTGGGCCGTCATGACCGACATCGCCGAGCAGGTGGTCTGGCACGGTCGCAAGCTCGCCAAGGAGGACTGGAAGCACGTCCTCTCCGCCGCCCTGTACCAGCAAGACGTGGTGCCGAACATTGACGGTAACGGCTTCGTGGTGCTGGGCAAGTCCACCTCCAAGATGACCGTGCGCGAGATGCGCGATCTCATCGAGTTGGCCCAGTCCTTCGGTGCTCAGCAGGGCGTGAGGTTCGGGGATGAATCCCGTCGCGGCTTCGACTGGGTAGCGGCATACGGGAGGGCTGCGGCATGAGCTCACTGGTTAAGAGATTTTCAGCGAATACCGCGGGGCGAGATTTCGCGGTCGGCGACATCCACGGCCACTTCACTCTGCTGCAGCGGGCTCTCGACAAAGTGGGATTCGATACCGCGCGCGATCGCCTGTTCTCTGTTGGTGACCTGGTAGACCGGGGGCCGGAATGCGAACTGGTGCTGGAGTGGCTGGCCAAGCCCTGGTTCCACCCGGTGCGCGGCAACCACGACGATTATGTGTGCCGGCACGACACCTGCGATCTTGGTAACTGGGTGCAGAACGGCGGCGGCTGGTTCCTGGCGCTGCCCCATGCGGAGCGACAGGAGTACGCGGTGCAGTTCCGCGAGCTGCCGATCGCCATCGAGGTGGCGACGCCTGAGGGCCCGGTTGGGCTGCTCCACGCTGATTGCCCTTTCCCGTCCTGGCGGCTCCTGCTGGACCACCTAGAGGGTCGGTATGGTGGCACCAACCTGCGCACCATCAAGAACGTCTGCATGTGGTCGCGACGTCGTGTTGAGCAGGAAGATCGCACCGAGGTTGAGGGTGTGCATGCCCTCGTTGCTGGTCATACCCCTATGAGCAGCCCGGTAGCGCTTGGTAACGTGATCCACATCGACACGGCCGGTTGGTGCCCGCAAAAAGGCGGGTTCTTCACTCTACTGGATCTGCACTCGCTGCAGGCCCACATGATGCGAGGAGCTCGCGATGAGCAAGACCAAGGCTGATAAGCAGTGGTTGGACGATGTGAGCTCGCTCGGCTGTATCGCTTGCCGCAATGCCGGGTATGGTGCCACGCCAGCGGAAATCCATCACGTGCGCTCTGGGTCGGGCATGGCCCAGCGCGCCGCTCACACCCAGGTGCTTCCCCTTTGCCCTCGACATCATAGGGCCTGCTACCCCACCGGCTTCCACGCCGCACCGCGCACATGGCAGCAGGAGCACGGCAGCGAGGAGGCCCTGCTGGAGCAGGTAGCCAGAGAAGTCACCGAACTGCGCAAGAACACCATCGGGAGGGCGGCATGATCCACCTTACCGCCCTCGATGCGGACCGGCTGCTGGGTAGTAGCCCGAAGGTCAGAGGTGCAGTCAACCAGGTGCGCAAGGCCCAGCAGGTCATTTCCCTGCACGACAAGGTGCTGACCCAGCTGGTCGGCCTTCCTGACCCCGCCACCGAGCTGTTGTTTCACCCCAAGCGCAAATGGCGCTTCGACTACGCCTGGCCCACCCGCATGATCGCCATTGAGGTCCACGGCGGGATCCACTCCGGCGGCCGGCACACCCGGGGGAGGGGGTTCGTAGAGGACCGGGCCAAGATGAACGAAGCCACCTTGCTCGGGTGGACCGTGCTGGAAGTTACCCCAGAACACATCAAATCCGGCCAGTTGCGCGCCTGGCTGCTCGCCGCCTTCAATCAGGACCCAGACCAGAGGACCAAACTATGACCCACGCTATCGAAATGGCTCTGCGCCTTTTCTCACCGAAAGGCGCACTACATGAACCCTCGCCTGGTCGCTCCAGTACGCTGGGGAGGGAGGAGTTTCTGGGAGCCCTGCAGGTGGCCGCAAAGAGCAACCCGCAAGGACTTCAGTTCCTTATGGCTGACCACCTGGGGGATGAACAAGCCCTTGCGTCGCTGCTGGCCCACTTCTGCACCACTCTTGGCAGCAGCGATGCCGGTGGCATGGCCATGGCTATCCTGCTGCGCCGCCCGCTGCCTGAGCAGCTGGATCACCTGGTACTTTGCCACCCTCACTATGACAAGGAGCGCCGCCGGGCCGCCGTGGTGATGGAGAAGGCCAAGCGCGCCCACCGGTCCGGCAATGATCACGAGTACCAGCGCCTTCTGGCTGAGCGGAACGAGATCCTGTCCCTGGCCAATGACCACTGTGTCGCCGAGATGATGCAGTCAGGGCGCTGCCCGCACTGCAATGGCACCGGGATCCGCCCGCGCAAGGGTGACGGCTGCCCGAAGTGCCACGGCACCGGCCGGGTCGTGCCACACGTAGAGTTGGTGTCGCGCCGGTTCGGGCAGGAGATGAGGCAGGCCGTAGAGCGTGCTGTTGATGAGGTGATCCACCAGGCGTCAGACCTGTCAAAGATCATGGACCGACAGGTGAGGGAGATGCGGGCGGCTTAGGTGCGGAGAGTTCGCCGCCGAGCAGGCGCAACCCCATGAATAGACGCAGTGATTGAATCCACCCCTCCCCGGCGTTAGTATTGCTCAAAGATGGCCAGAGTCCCCGTGACCCTGGCCTTTTTCATTTCTGGCCCGCCTCGTGCGGGCTTTGTCGTTTCTGGAGGGGCGATGACGCCTGACAAGGATCCACAGAACTACAGCGTGCTCGCCTATCTGGCATTCGGCGGGTTGAGCGTATGGGGAGGGCTTGTGACCTACATACAGACGGTGAAACGCGAGGGAAGGCAGTTCCGATGGGCCGAGGCGCTGCTGCAGGTGGTGGTGTCAGGGTTCGCCGGGATGTTGACCATGCTGCTGAGCTGGTACATCGCAGCCCCGCTCCCGTTGTGCGGCTTCATGGCTGGCCTGGCTGGCTTGATGGGGTCGAAAGCACTGGAGCTGTACGAACGCCGGGCAACCGGCTGGATGGGAGGGAGGGAGTGATGGTGAAAATGCGCTGGGTAGATGAAGCCCGTAGGCATATCGGGTTGACGGAGATTAAGGGGCCCCAACACAACCCCGAGATCGTGGCGATGTGGAAGGCCATCAAGCGGGGTGGTATCCGTGATGATGAAACCCCGTGGTGTGCCGCCTTTGTTGGAGCGTGCCTAGAGCGGGTCGGTATTCAGTCCACCCGGTTCGAGGGTGCGCGTTCCTATGCCTCCTGGGGGGAGAAGCTGGAAAAGCCGGTGGCAGGCTGCGTAGTGGTGTTCTCCCGGGATGGTGGCGGGCATGTTGGGTTCGTAGTGGGGCAGGACAAGGCTGGCAATCTGCTGGTATTGGGCGGCAACCAAGCTGACGCGGTGAACGTGAAGGCGTTCCCTCGCTCCCGGGTAACCGCATACCGCTGGCCCGCCGGTGAGCCGAAGCCTGTAGGGGAATTGCCTGTGATGGCTGCGGCAGAGTTCTCGAAGTCCGAGGCATAGGCGCAAGCCTTGCCAATATCGCCGGATAACCGGTAACAGCAGAGGAGAGTGCGATGGAACACATCGTTGAGGTGGTCATCAACTGGATTGTCATCCTGATGGCTGTAGTGGGCGGCGCGTCCATGGTGGTGCAGGGGCTGGCCAAGATCGCGGCCGTCACCCCGTCCACTCGGGATGACGAGGTTATCGGGAAGGTGCAGGCCTTCCTGGTAGGCCTGACCAAGGTGCTGGACAAGCTGGCTATGAACCTGCCGGCTGAGAAAGCCAGGAAGCAATAACATGAACAGCTTGCTCCAACTGCTCGACATTCTAACGGCCCTTCTGGGCCGTTGGCTTAAGCAGGAGAGGGCAAGGGAGGTGCAGGAAAGCCATGACAAGAATCATGCGGACCCACAGGGGCGTTTTGCTGAGCGTTTCGGTGCTGCTTCTGGCCAGCTGCCAGACAGCGCCAAGCCAAACAGCGAACTGCCCGCCACCCACACCCAGGCTGACATGGAACCCCGCCGCTAATGGCGGGGTTTGTCTTTCTGGGGAATCCACAGCCGACCTACTGGACTATCTCGATGCACTGGAGCGATGCAGTGGTTAATGGCGTTACCGTGACCGGTGTTATCACTCACGTGAGGGAGTATGACGGAAGTCAGGCTCTGGTCACCCTGAACACAGGCGTTTCCGTCGTGGTACCGGCAACCCATGAGCCAGTACCTGGTGATGCCATCGTCGAAGGCGAGTTATCCCTCTAAATGGCAAAGACCGACTGGGCACAGCTCAATGCAGAGTTCCTGCAGGAGCATGAAGCGACCGGCATCAGTGCGAAAGACTGGTGTGACAGCCGCGGCCTGAACTACAACTCGGCGCGTCGCTATTTGAAATCCCGGGGGCAATCCCCTGCGCAACCTGATAAATCTCGCGTAGCTGCGCAAACTGCGCATTCCGAAGTGCGCAAAACTGCGCAATCTGCACAAAGTGCGCAAGCCAAAGGGAATGAGGCCAAGGCCAAAGGGGGAGAGGGAAGAGGGGAGAAGTCCTCCGCATCCACAAAATCCCAGCCCGAGCCTGAGCAGACCTCGAAAAACAAAGGGCGGGATGGTGCTGGCCGCTTCGTCCGGGGCGAGTACGAGGGCAACCCGAACCCGCCAGCCAACATCAAGCCGGGCATGCAGATAGCCAAGACCCACGGCGGTTATGCCAAGTACCTCGATGCCGAGGAGCTGTTCGACCAGGCCCGCGAGTTGCAACTGCGCGACGAGCTGGACTTCACCCGGGCTCGCGTCATCTCCGTCACCAAGCTGCTCAAGGGGCTGCAGCAGGACCTGGTCACTGCCACCGAGATGACCGACCGGATAGCGCTTTACGACAAGATCCTGAAAGCAGAGCAGGCCCTAGACCGCAACATCCAGCGGATTGAGTCCATCGAGCGGACCCTGAGCGCCCTGCGCATCGACGAGGTGAGCGTGCCGAAAATTGAGGAAGATACTCGGCGCATCCGGGCGGCGGCCCGCAAGCTGACCGCAGAAGCGGACCGACTCGAGAAGGATGGCGGCAGCGAGGCCACTCCGGTGAGCGAGATGGTTTCCGAGCTCCACGACATGGGGACAGGGGGGCTGATGTCATGACTGTTCCCATCGACGCATCTTCCATGACTGAGCAAGAGCAGATGGCCTACATCCGTTCGAAGCTCAGCGATAAGTGGTGGCGGATGAACAACCTCTACATGATCGAGAACGAGCAGGGCCAACTGGTTCGCTTCCGGTTGCGCCCGGCGCAGGAGCTGCTGTTCCGGACCATGTGGTACCTGAACATCATCCTCAAGGCGCGTCAGCTGGGTTTCTCCACGGCCATCGATATCTATCTGCTGGATGAGGCGCTGTTCAACAAGAACCTCAAGTGCGGGATCATCGCCCAGGACCTGACGGCAGCCGGCGAGATCTACCGCACCAAGATCGAAGTGCCGTTCGATAACCTGCCCGGCTGGCTCAAGGCCCAGTTCAAGGTGGTGACCCGGCGCGGCGGGGCGAATGGCGGGCACATCCTGTTCCGGCATGGCTCCAGCATCCAGGTGGCCACCTCGTTTCGCTCCGGTACCGTGCAGCGCCTGCATGTCTCCGAGCATGGGAAGATTTGCGCCAAGTACCCGGAGAAGGCCAAGGAGGTGCGAACCGGGACCCTGCAGGCGATCCACCCAGGCGCCGTGGCTTTCATCGAGAGCACGGCCGAAGGGGTGGGGGGCGACTTCCACGCTATGAGCATGAAGTCCCTCGAGCTGGCCAGGGCATCCGGTGAGCTCAGCCAGCTGGACTGGAAGTTCCACTTCTTCGCCTGGTGGCAGGACCCCAAGTATCGCGCCGACGTGCCGGCATCCGGCGTAGTGATGAGCAAGACCCAGGCGGAGTATTTCGCCGCGGTCGAGAAGTCGATGGGTTGCACCATTACCGACGAACAGCGGCAATGGTACGTGCTGAAGGAAGCCACACTGGGTGCCGAGATGAAGCAGGAGTTCCCCAGCACACCGCTGGAAGCCTTCCTCACCTCCGGGCGCCGGGTGTTCGACCCCATCCATACCATGGATGCCGAGGGCGATTGCATGGCCCCGCTCATCGTCTACGACATCGACCCGGTGACCGGCAAGCGGGAGAAGGCTCGCAAGCCTGAGAAGCTGGACGAGCGTGGTCAGCGCTCGCTCGAGAACATGCTGCTGGTCTGGGAGCTGCCAGACCCTGACGAGGATTACGCCATCGGCGCCGACGTGGCGGAAGGGCTGGAGCACGGCGACCGCTCAAGCCTGGATGTAACGGCCAAGAGCGACGGCCGTCAGGTGGCCCACTGGTTCGGCCATCTCGACCCGGGGCTATTTGCCCAACTGCTTGCCCACGTTGGCAGGTTCTACGGCACCGCAGAGCATGGCCCGGCCTACATCGGCCCGGAGCGCAACAACCACGGCCACGCTGTGCTGCTCAAGCTCCGTGAAATCTACCCGACCCGACGCATCTACACCCAGGAGCACATCGACCGGGACCGAGACGACGAGACGCCGCGCCTTGGCTGGCTCACCACTCGACAGTCCAAGCCGATTCTGGTTGATGGCCTCAAGGCCCTGCTGCGTGCCGGGCAGTCCGGGATCCGCTGGATAGGCACCATTCACGAGGCTACCACCTACGTCTACGACAAGAGCGGCAGCATGAACGCCCAGGACGGCTGTTTTGATGACCAGCTCATGAGCTACATGATTGCCCAAGAGATGCGTGCCCGGATGCCGGCCCGCATCGTCAAACCTGAATCCTCCCGCAAACCCAAGCACTGGATGGCCAACTGATGATCAACGCCCAACCCAAGGCCCCTGAAAAAGGCGGCCTCGATACCCCGCGCCTGCTCAAACTGATGAGCGATATCAATGGCCAGCCGGACTGGCGCTCTATCGCCAATCTGGCGTGCGCCTACTACGACGGCGATCAGCTGCCGCCCGAGGTGGTGAGTGTGCTCAATGCACGGGGCCAGCCCATCACTATCCACAACCTCATCGCCCCGACTATCGACGGCGTGCTGGGGATGGAAGCCAAGAGCCGCACCGATCTGATGGTGATCGCCGATGACCACGACGACGAGCTGGAGCAACTGGCCGAGGCCGTCAACGCCGAATACGCCGATATGTGCCGCCTGGGCGGACTGGACCGCGCCAGGGGAGAGGCCTACGGCGGCCAAATCAAGACCGGCCTGGGCTGGGTTGAGGTGTGTCGCCGCGATGACCCGTTCGGCCCACGTTACAAGTTCAGCAGCGTCCACCGCGACGAGGTGTACTGGGACTGGCACAGCAGGGAGCCGGACCTGAGCGACTGCCGCTGGCTGATGCGTCGCCGCTGGGTCGATCTGGATGAGGCCAAGACCATGTTCCCGAGCAAGGCCAAGGCGCTGGAGTGGGGCGTCAACGACTGGGAGGGGGTCGTGAGCCTGACCGCCATCGAGGGGCTGGATCCCAACCTGGTCAGCGCCTATGACGAGTGGAGCCAGTTCAGCGGTAAGGAGGTGGAGTGGTGCAGCCGGGAGCGGGATCGGGTGTTGCTGCAAGTGGTCTACTACCGCACCTACACCATGCGCCAAGTGCTGATGCTCGATTCCGGACGGGCGCTGGAGTACGACAAGACCAACCAGTTGCACCTGGCTGCTGTGGCCATGGGGCGCGCCAAGCTGGAGCGCTGCCCTGTGGCCGTGATCCGGGAATCCTGGTTCGTCGGCCCCCATCACCTGGTTGATCGGCCCTGCTCAGCCCCTCACAACATGTATCCACTGGTGCCGTTCTGGGGGTATCGCAAAGATCGCACCGGCGAGCCCTATGGGCTGATTGTTCGAGCCATGCCGGCGCAGGACGAGGTGAACCTGCGGCGCATCAAGCTGACGTTCCTGCTGCAGGCCAAGCGCGTAATCGCTGACAAGGACGCCACCAACATGAGTCGAGAACAGGTTCAGGAAGAGGTCGAGCGCCCGGATGGCTATATCGAGCTCAACCCAGACCGAGCCAACAAGACCAGCGTGGCCGATGCCTTCAAAGTGGAACAGGACTTCAACGTGGCGGCCCAGCAGTTCCAGGTGATGCAGGACTCGGTGAAGCTGATCCAGGACACCATGGGGGTTTATGCCGCCTTACTGGGCCAGGGCTCCACCGGACAATCTGGTGTGGCCATCAGCAACCTGGTGGAGCAGGGGGCAACCACGCTTTCCGAGATCAACGACAACTACCGGATGGGCTGCCAGCAGGTGGGGCAGTTGGCTCTGGCATACCTGCTGGAAGACATGGCCAGCAAGCGCAACTACAAGGTGACCGTGAACCGGGATGACCCCCGCCGCCGCAAGGCCGTGGTGATCAACGTGGAGCAGGAGGATGGCAAGCTGACCAACGATGTGACCCGGCTGCGTGCTCATATCGCCCTGGCGCCGATCCAGCAGACTGCCGCTTACAAGCAGCAGTTGGCCGAGCGGATGACCCAGGCCATGTCCCAGTTGCCGCCAGAAGCGGCCGCCGCCTGCTTTGACCTGCTGGTCGAGCTGATGGATGTTCCACGTAAGGCCGAGTTTGTGGAGCGGATCCGCAATGCCCTGAACATCCAGAAAGACCCGGACGAGATGAACGAGGAGGAGCGCGCCGCCGCCGAGCAGCAGGCTCAGCAGGCCCAGATGCAGCAGGAGCTGGCCATGCGCGAGATGCAGGCCAAGCTGGCAGAGTTGGAAGGCAAGGCCGCTAAGTGGCAGGCGGAAGCCCAACGCATCGCCAAGCTGACCGACTCCATCCGGTTCGAGGACGCCCTCAAGCAGGCCCAGACCGGCAAGACGCTGCAGGAGATGGAGCAGTTGGCAGCCCAGCAGCAGGCGATGCAGACCGAGCAGGCAGCCCTGCAGGCGCAGCTGCTGGACAGCATCCAACAGCAGATCGACGCCATCGCGCTCTGATAGTTGCTTTCCTGACCTGCCAGCGTTAGGATTTCTCCATCATGGCCCAGTCTTTCGAGATTGGGCCTTTTGTTTTGGCTGGTTTAGCTCAGCAGGTAGAGCAGCTGCCTTGTAAGTAGCGGGTCGCGGGTTCGACTCCTGCAACCAGCACCACCGAACGAGCCGTTTGTCAGCGGCTAGGGAGAGTGGCCCGACCCGATGAGAACCCCAGATGACAATGGGGAAGAAGGGCTCCATCCAGCTGGATAGCTGGAATCTTCGCGGAGATAAGCGCTATGTTGCGTGAGCAGGGCGGCAGCATCGACCGCAGCACTACGTAGACCGCGACAGGCAACCTAAAAGACGCTCTGATGGTTGCCAACCTATTCACTAACACCCGGCCATAGCGCCGGGTTTTTTATTTGGAGCAGGCCATGACCGACCGCCAGCAGATTGATGCCGAGATGGAGCGCGAGATCCAGACTCTCGGACTGACCGCGCCGCGCGTCACCCCTGACCAGATTGACGCTCTGATGAGTGGTGTTCGCTATGAGGTGCAGGTTGTCACCGGCACCACCACCACGCTGGCCACCGCCATTGCTGCCAACGGCTTCACCCTTGCCATCGGCATGACCGCCTGCGCCGACCCGGCCAACTTCAATGCAGATCTTGGCGCCAAGTACGCCATCAAGGATGCCGAAGCCAAGGCCCGCCAAGAGCTGTGGAAGCTGGAAGGCTGGCGGCTCAAGTGCCATTTAGCGAATCTTTAGCGATAGACGGCAACCCTTGCCCGCGTTGTGCGGGCTTTTTTGTGCCCAGCCCCAGCCGGGGAGCGCTTTTACCGAGAGCCTTCCCCCGCTTGGGCAGCGATACCACCCACTGAAAACCCACGAGGACAACCATGGATAAGAACATCGACAACCTGACCGGCACTGAGAGCCTGGACGAACTGGAAGCCATGCTGGAGGCGATCGAGCGTGAGCCCGATGCCGATCTGGATGATGGCACTGCTACCGAGCAAACGGACGTAGACCCCGCGCCGTCGGCGGGTGAGGTGGCAGCCGGTAACGAACAAGCCAACACCGAGCAGGGCGGTGAAGGGGCCACGGAGCCTGAGAAGGTGATCCTGGCCAAGAGCGGTCAACACACCATCCCGTATGAAGTGCTTGAGCAGTCGCGCAATGAGGTCAAGGTGCTGCGTGAGCAGTTGGCCGCATCGCAGCAAGCCCAGGCTGAACGGGACAAGCTGCAGGCGCTGATGGAGAAGCACGGGATCAACCCCGACGTGGACCCCGACGACATCAGCCAGGAGGAGCTCGAGCAGTTGGCGCAGGACTACCCGGATCTCGGCAAGTCCATCGCCGCCATTGCCCGCAAGCTCCAAAAGCTGGAGCCCCAGGTCGCCCCGCAGCAGGTTCAACCCACCCTCAACCCGGTACAGGCCGCACTGCAGGCGGTACCTGATCTGGTGAGCTGGCGGGAAAAGGACCAGGACCGTTTCGACTTCGCCATCATCGTCGATGAGAAGCTCCAGGCTGATCCCGCGTGGCAAGGCAAGTCGCTGGATGAGCGATTCGCAGAGGCGGCTCGCCGCACCAAGCTGGCCTTTGGTGATGAGGTTCAAGCGCCTCCCGCCAAGGTACCCGGCAAGGGTGCAGAGAAGCCCGCTGATTTCATCCCGTCCAGCCCTTCGGCGCTCGGCCAGACCCATCATGCAGCACCCACCGGAGTAGAGCGCTATGGCGCCATGTCTCAGACCGAGCTTATCGGCGAGATGGGCGCCATGACGGACGCCCAGATGGAGGCGCTGCTGGAGCAGGCCGGGTACTAACCCACCACCCGTTTATACAAGCCAACCCCGACCCTGTGTCGGGGTTTTTGTTTTCATGTAGGAGAGGCTCATGACCCAAGTCACCTCGGCGCAAGCCAACAAGATTTTGCAGGCCGCACTGTTCACGGCGGCCAACCGTTCTCACTCGCTGGTGAACATGCTGACCGAAGAGGCTCCCAAGGGCGCCAAGGTCAACGGCGGCAAACAGACCAGCGCCGGCGCCCCCGTGGTGCGCATCACCGACCTCGGCAAAGGCGCCGGGGATGAAGTGGACATGCAGCTGTTCCACCAACTGTCTGGCCGCCCGACCATGGGTGACAAGAAGCTGGCAGGGCGCCTGGAAAGCATGTCCTTCGCGGACTTCTCGCTCAAGATCAACCAGACCCGCCATGGCGTGGACGCGGGCGGCAAGATGAGCCAGAAGCGCACCAAGCACGACATGATCAAGACGGCTCGCGTACTGCTGGGTGATGGCTACTACGGCCGCCTGGTTGACCAGCGTGGCTTTGCCCAGCTGGCCGGTGCCCGCGGCGATTACTCGGCCACCGATATCATCCTGCCGCTGGCCGATGATCCCGAGTTTGCCGACATCATGATCAACGAGCTGACCGCGCCGACCTACGAGCGCCACTTCTTCGGCGGTGATGCGACCAGCTTCGAAGCCCTCGATGCGGCGGATCGCTTCAACCTCGGCTGTGTGGACAACATGGCGCTCTACCTGGCCGAGATGGCCAACCCCATCCAGCCGATCCGCATGGTGGCGGACCCGTCCGGTGGTGAGCCGCTCTACGTGCTCTACGTGACCCCGCGCCAGTGGCACGACTTCTACACCTCCAGCTCCGGCAAGGACTGGAACGCCATGCTGGCGGCGGTGGCGGAACGAGCCAAAGGCTGGAACCACCCCATCTTCCGCGGGGAAGGCGCCATGTGGCGCGGCATCCTGGTCAAGCCCTACAAGGGCATGCCGATCCGCTTCAATCAGGGCAGCATCGTCAAGGTGTGTGCCGCCAACTCCGCGACCGGGGCGGAAGTGAACAAGGTTGCGGGCACCCTGATCGACCGCGCCGTGCTGCTGGGCGGCCAGGCGCTGGCCAATGCCTTTGGCTCTGGCGAGCAGGGCGGCTCTTTCGGCATGCACGAAGAGAAGACCGACCACGGCAACAGCACCGAGATCTCCATCAGCTGGGTCTCCGGTCTGCAGAAGATCCGCTTCAAGCAGCGCAACGGCAACATTCAGGACCATGGTTGCATGGTGCTGGATACCGCGGTGAGCGCCATCGCCCGCTGAGCCCTATGGGGCTTCAGGGCCCCATCCAAACACTATCTGACCAGACAAGGAGCCATATCATGGCCAAGACTACCCTGCTCGCCCGAGCGTACCGCTGGTTTGTCGGCGCGTTCGGCAACCTCTCTATCTCCCCGACCCTGGTGGCCAAGCTGGCGGCTGTGCCGTCTGGCGATGTTGTCGCATACGGCGACAAGGTGGAGCCCAACCTGAAAGTGGTGGGGGTGACGATGTTCAGCACTGCGCTGGGCGCGAGTACCACCATCACCGCCAAGATCGGCGACACCACCATCATCAACGCCGAGAGTACGGTGGGGACGGTGGCAAAGTATTACCCGGTCGATGACTTGCTGACCGAGCCTGACCAGGAGCTCACCCTCACGGTTGGCGGCGGCGCTGCGACGGGCACCGTCAAGCTCAAACTGCATTACGAGGTAGTCGGCAACCTGTAAGGCAGCCGATCACTGTCCGCCCGGCCCCGTGCCGGGCTTTTCGTTTCTGAAGAGGAGTCATCGCCATGAGCGACAAGATTGCCGTGGTTTATATCGGCGACAAGCCGAGCAAGAAGGATACCGTCACCGGCAGCCGCCTGGTGTTCCCGCGCCATACCGCTGTGGATGTGGAGAGTCACATCGCCATGCAACTGCTGGAGTTCCCGAGCGTCTGGATCCGCCATGAGGCACTGGCAGGCGAACTGGAGCGGCAGGAGGTCACTGCCCAGGCTGCTGCCGACGAGCAGTCACGCCTCGCCGCGGAAGCTGCCCGCTTGGCCGAAGAGCAGAGCATGGTAGTCGGTGAGCGTGATCTGGCCAAGATGACCTCTGCCCAACTGGCCACCCTGGTGGAAGGGGAAGATCTGGATATCGAGCCGCAGGGCCCGCAGGAGAAGGTGCCCGAATACCGGGTGCGCGTGCGTGACGCCCTGAAGGCCAAGCTGGCAGAGCAGGGGGAATAAGATGCAGATGGTGTCGCGTGAGCAGTTCCTGCCCACCGTCAGACTGCACATCACCGGCCCGCTCGAAGTCATGCTGGGAGAGGCCGTCACAGAGGCGGCCATCACGTTCTGCCGGGAGTCGGCCTTGCTGACCCTTGACCGACTACTGCCCAGCGCGTCAGCCGGCAGCCTGGTGGAGGTCTGCAACATCAGCGGGATGACATCGTGCAATGTGCTGCACCTGACCGGTGAAGGGGGCGCGCCATTTGTCAGTGGGCGAGACTTCTTCGCCATGTCGGCCAATGAGCTGAGCATTCTGACCGACCTTGGTAATGTGCGGATCTGGTATGTGGCTGCCCCGGTCAAGAACGCCACCGAGCTCCCAGCCCAGCTCTACCACGATCACGCCGATGCCATTGCCCATGGCGTCGCTGCTTTGCTCTACGCCCAGCCAGACCGCCCCTGGTCTGACCCCAAGCGAGCCAACTACCACCGCTCCGAGTTTGTCGAGGGATGGCGCCGGGCTGGCCGGTTCCGCAAAGAGCACAGCGCCCCGACCCAGGTCGAATTCCACAACCCGCCCCGCAAACACTCTTTTTTCTAAAGGACTCCACACATGGCAACCGTTACCGTTGACTCGATCTTGAAGCGGGTAAATACCCTGCTCAACGATCGCACCTGGGTTCGCTGGCCCAAGCAGGAGCTGCTGGACTACTACAACGACGCTGCCAAAGCGATCGTGTTGATGCGTCCTGACGCCCACACCAAGAACGTGCAGTTCAACTGCGCAGCCGGCACCAAGCAGAGCCTGCCTGCAGATGCCCTGCGGCTGATCGAGGTGCTGCGCAATGCCGACGGCAAAGTGATCCGTTTCGTGCCGCGCCGTGCGCTCGATGACAGTTATCCGGATTGGCATGCGGGCAAGGATGGCACCAGTGTGGCGGCCTACACCTATGACGATCGGGATCCCAAGAACTTCTATCTCTACCCGGGCCCCGCCGCCGCAGTGAAGGTGGATGTGATCTACTCCGTGGCGCCGCAATCCAAGGTGCTGACGGACGTGGAAAACGTGGGCACGCCGGCGCTGGCCGATCTGGATGACATCTACATCAACCCGCTGATCGACTTCATCATGTACCGGGCCTTCTCGAAGGACTCCGAATACAGCGCCAACTCCAATCGGGCTGTCGGCCACTACAACGCCTACCTGCAGCAGCTGGGTGAAAAGACCCAGGTTGATACCAATATGGAGCAGCGCAAGTCTGAAGGCTTCTCCCGTGTGACCGGGCAGTAAGGGGGGCGTCATGGCTGGAGTGTGGAAGCGTGACGGCACGGTGGCCGTCACCAATGGCAACAAGAAGGTGACTGGTACCGGGACCACCTTCGCAGACACCAAGAACGGGGTGGCCAAGGGCCACCTTTTTTGCATCACCAGTGGCACCTCGGTGGATTTCTACGAGGTGGACTACGTGGTGTCAAACACCGAGCTGTACCTGGTGCAGGCCTACCGTGGAACCACTGCCACAGGCAAGGCCTACGAGGTCATCACGACCTTTTCGGATTCCGTTCCGGAGTTCGCCCGTCGCCTGACTGCAACCCTGAGTGCCTATCAGCAGCAAAGTGATGCCTTCCAGGCGTTGTTGACGAGCACTGCCACCACTATTGAGGTGACCGCTCCGGATGGCACCAAGCAAACGCTGATACCCTGGAAGCGCGTGACCAGCGAGGGGGAGGGGCAGGCGGCCCGCGCCAAGACGGAGGCAGACAAGGCGCAGGCTGCCGCTTCACTGGCGGTTAATGTGGTAAGGGATGCAGCCATGCCCCTGCCGGATGTGTGGGCCCCACTGTCTGACAGCTTGCGTCTTCTCACCGGGCATGGCCGAGAGGTCAAGGTCGGCGATGACGTTGTTGGCCGCTATGTCACACTAGCTCGCGCCACTGCCGGATGGTTCTTCGATAAGAACGGAACTCTTCGTCAAGCTGCGGTCAATGAGCCGCGATTCGAGATGGAGGGGATTTTAGTCGAAGGCCCCTCTACAAACCTGCATAAGTTTTCCTGGTTTGACGGGACGAATCGTGCAGACCAAGTCCCGTACAACCTTAATTACACCGCCATGGCAGATCCGGGTTTTAGCTTTACGGTCGGTCGGTTTTCTAGGGATGCCACTGTGGCGACCCACACTTTCGTTAACCGTGGGGTTGCGGCAGCAGCGGGGGCATATTGCGCCTGTGCCTTGGTAAAAGATGCGGGCGCGGGTTCATCAGAGGTCTGGTTAAGGGACCAAATTTCAAGTAATAACTATTCCAGAGTTAACCTAAATTTCCAGACCGGCCAATTTAGCCATGCCATGGCCGGGAACTTTACCCAATGCTCGGGGGGAGCGATTAAAAAGGATAATGGGTGGTGGCTTGTCTGGGCTGCTGGAACCATTCCGGCTGACGCAACTCTACAAACCCAAGTTTATGTGAAGAATTCAGCAGCTGAAGCGGGCAGCGATGCTGAAGCGATTCTATGCGCTTTCACACAAATTGAGGCGGCATCGTTTCCCTCTTCCTATATCCACACGAACGGCACCGCATCCACTCGCGCAGCAGACTACCCCCAACTGCCAACGGATAGGAATATCCCAACAAAACCGTTTACTTTGTCATACCAGTTAAATGTCCCATGGTTGGGTAAGACTGCCCCGAATATTGCCCCGCGAGCATTCTCAATCATTGGCGGCGCGTCTGGATCTTCCATTGAGAACTCTGTTTATGCGGACGGTGGGTTTGGCGCATTCGGTGGTATCAGTGGCGCATTGGCCAAAGTCAATGCTTTCACAAATCGTTCTATCGTTGTGTGTGTTGTATCGGACGCTGGCTTGACCGCCCATGTGGGAGGGTTAAAAGCGGTTGGGTCACAAGGGCTGAATAGACCTTGTGGCCCAACCATATGCCTTGGCGGTCAGCTTTCGGGTTCGACCCGGCACCTCTATGGTCATATCCGCGATTTGAAAATTTGGCACTTCGAGGCATCTGATGCGCAGATTAAGCCGCTGCGATGACCAGGCACTACTGCACGGGGCTTGGCCCCGTCTCCCCCGCCACCAATAGCTGCTGCCAGCAGCACGACAACGACTATGGCGCCAAAGGCACGGTATCCCGCGCCGAGGCTGACAGGCGCTTGCGCCAGTGCATGATCGCCCAGGGCAAGCCGGTGATGGCCTGGCTGTTCTGGGTCGCCTGCCGCGCTGGCGGCTGGTATTTCTGGAAGGACAAGACCCATGGAACTGATTGACCTTTACCTCAAGGCCGGCAGCAAGTCGGCCATGACCACCGCACTCAAGGCCGCCGGCTTTAGCCAGGATCCCGACAGTGGGGCCCTCTATCACCCTGACGCCGCGCTCGATGTGATCGGCACCATCTACCAGCCCACCGGCGAAACCACCCTGGTCGATGGCCAGGAGGTGCCCGTCACCGCCCCGGTGTCTGGCTACCATGTCAACGTGCGCACCACCGCAGAGGAGCTGGCAGCAGCCCTGGGTGCCCTGCGTACCTACCCGGTGACGCCCGTGCGGGTGTGGGCCTGAGTTCGGCGCTTGCCTCCTGACGCACCCGGCGTTAGGATTTACCCATCATGGCCCCGCTCTCCCGAGTGGGGCTTTTTCGTTTCTGCCTCCCTGAGATCCCCATGCCCGTACTCGATATCGTCACCATGCGAGGGACTATGCCGCGCGTGGCGCCACACCTTTTGTCTGATGAGGTCGCGGTGATTGCCCGCGACTGCCACTTTGACCATGGCATCATCTCACCGCTTGAGGACGATGCCAGCGCAGGCGTGGAGCTGCCCATCGTACCTATCACCCTTTTTCACTATGGCCAGCACTGGTTTGCCTGGAACAAGGTGGTGGAGGCTATTCGCTCCCCGATTGCCCAGGATCCGTATGGCCGGGTTTACTACACGGACGGTGAGTATCCCAAGGTGACCCATGCCCAGATCGCTACTGGCGGCGGCAACAAGCCGACGGCGTGGTATCGACTGGGCATTCCAGCACCAGGTGTTCCGGTCGGGATTGGTACCATCACCCCACCTGTTGGTGGTGTGGATGATGATCTGACCGATGACGAAACCCGCTTCTATGTGGATACCTTCGTTACTGCGATGGGGGAGGAGGGCCCCCCGGGCCCGGCCAGTGGAAAGGTGGATATCGGGATCCCAGGGTCATCCGTCACCTTGATGCTGAGCCCGCCGACGGCCCAGAACAGCAACATCACCAAGCGTCGGATTTACCGGTCAGTATCCGGTGGCGGCCTTGCCGATTACCTGCTGGTTGCGGAGCTGCCGATCGCCCAGGCGTCGTTTGTCGATACCCGGGAGGATGGGGAGCTGGGAGCAGTTCTGGAGACCTACGACTACACCATGCCGCCGGATGGCATGCGCGGCATGTGCCAAATGGCTAACGGCATGTGCGCCGGCTTTGCTGGTAACTCCCTCTACCTGTGCGAACCCTACCTTCCCTACGCCTGGCCGGAGAAGTACCGACTGACCACCGAGCACGACATTGTCGCGATCGCCGCCATCGATACCACCTTGGTGATCGGGACCAAGGGATACCCCTATCTTGCCCAGGGCGTGAGCCCGGCATCCGTGACCACCCAGAAGCTGAGCCAACTACCGCAGTCCTGTGTCAGCGGTCGCTCTATGGTCGCCATGGATGGGGTGGTGCTCTATGCCTCCCCGGACGGGCTGGTCGGCATCGGCGCCAACGGTGGGCAGGTGGTGACCGAGCAGGTCATCACCAGCAAGCAGTGGCGCGGCATGAAGCCCGAGACCATGCGGGCATGGCACCACGAGGGCAAATATGTGGCCATGACTGACACTCACGCATTCATCTTTGACCCCAAGAGTGGCGACATCCGTGAGCTGACGAACCGGTGGGATGCAGCGGTATCCGATATGGAGAGCGATTCCCTATTCGTGGCCAAAGGCCGCAGTTTGCAGATTTGGCGGGGCGGGAGCGCCAGCAATGGCCAATTCATCTGGCGGTCGAAGATCTTCATGGTGCCAGAGGGTTCGTCGTTCAGTTGCTGCCGGGTGTTGGCTCAAGATGTCGGCCAGATTGGGATCAAGTTGATCGTAGACGGGGAGCAGGTGATGGAGTTGTCCCCTGGCAACCTGGTGCCCGGGGCGTTCAGGTTGCTGCCAGTGCGGGGCCGGTTCTGGCAGATAGAGGTCTTCGGTACCTCGGTGGTGAGCCGCATCACCCTCGCGAGCAGCATGGCGGAGATGGTGAACTGATGGCCAAGAAACCCGCATATCGAGCAGGCCGAGACCAGGCCGCAACAGCCGAGAACGTGGAGCTGCTCACCGGGCAGCGTGGCGATCGCCTTGATAAAGCCGTGACTTTCAGGGAACTGGCAGCGCTGGGGTTGTCTACGTTGCGCCCTGGTGTTGGCGGCGTTTATGTCCCGGGCAAGAACCCAGACCTTTTCCCTCCTGGTCAGATGGAGTTTCCCCATGCCCCGGTCAATGTGATCGCCAATGGTGCATTTCACACGGTCCTGGTGGAGTGGGATCCGCCTCAGTACCGGGGGCATGCTCACGCCGAGATATGGCGAGCTGAGAGTGACAACCAAGCCGAGGCCGCCCTGGTGGGGACCTCTTCTGCCAATCTCTTCTCTGACGCCATTGGCAAGGGCGCCGCGTTTTACTACTGGGTGCGCTTTGTCAACGGCAAGGATGATAAGGGGCCCTTTCAGGGTGTGCAGGGAGTTAAGGCTGAAACCAGCCGGGATGTTCAGGACATTCTCGACGAATTGCAGGGGAAGATAGAGGAGAGCCACCTGGCTCAGGCGCTGCTGGGGCCAATAGAGCAAGTCCCCCAACTGCAGCTGGACATTGCGATCCTGAAGCCAAAGGTCGATGAAATCGAGGTCATTCGTCCCAAGGTCGCCGCCCTCGAGGACAAGATCCCCAGTATTGAGCAGGAGCTGGCCGGGCTGGATGAGCGCCAGAAGGTAGCTCAAGAGCTGCTGGATGATGCCCAGCAGCAGTTGGGGATGTCGAGCATCGAAATCGGGCTGGTGCAGGATCGCTTGAATGCGAAGCTCGATAAGTACAAGGGTGATTTCGACTCGTTCCGCGATGCGGTGTTTGTCGTCGATCCTGAAAGCGGCAGCATCACGATGGATGCGGTCAATGCGGTGCGAGATGAGCTTCACACTTCCATTACTGAAGTGCAGCAGGAGCTTGATGCCGTCACAGGCCAGATCAGCAGCAAGGCAGACAATGTCACCGTTGACGGCCAAGGTTCGCGGATTACAGAGGCAGAGCAGCGCATCAACGGCTTGGACGCCAGCCTGAGCCAAACCGTCACCCGAGGGGAGTTCACCGGCGAACAGCAGCGGGTCACCCAGATCGGGCAAGAGCTTGATGCTACAAAAGGGGAGCTGACTCAGAAAGCGACCAAGCAGGAGGTGGATGCCCAGGGTGTGCGACTTGCCAATGCAGAAAGCAAACTGACGGTGCATACCGATGAGCTGAGTTCCCAGGCGCAGCGCCTTGATGGGCTGGCGGCCCAGGTCACCCAGGGCGACGAGACTCTTCAGGCCAGCATCACTGAACTGGCACGGGTCACGGCGGAAAGCGATCAGGTGACAGCACAGCGGGTCAGTGGGCTCGAAGTGAGGGCGGGGACAGCAGAGGCCAAGATCCAGGCGCTCGAGGAAATCATCGAAGATGACGGTGGCATTACTGCTGGCCGCTTCGACGTCATCACTGCGGAGCTCGAGCTGCAGCGTGGGCAGGACGATGACAACGCTTCTGCCGCTATCGATGGCGCCCTGGCCGTGGATGAGCGCGACCGGGAGACCAGGAAGGCATTCGGTGCCATCCGTACAGAGCAGAGGGTCATCCTGACGGAGCAGCAGGCCCAGGCTCAGCGCACAACAGACATGGAAGTGAAGTTTGAGGCGAAGGATGCCGCCACTCAGGCCAGGATTTCGTCGGTTGAGAAGGTGGCCTCTGATGCAGATTCGGCACTGGCACAGCGCATTGATAACGTCACAACGGAGTTCAAGGCGGCTGATGCTCAGGCCAATGCCGATATCAGGTCGCTGGCACAGTCGAGTGCCACCGCGGACGAGGCCCTGTCCTTGCGCCAGGACCAGTTGGCTGCGACGTTCTCGAGCACGACGGCAGAGCTTGCTGCAAACATCACTCAGGAGGAGTCGTCCAGGGTCACCGCCGATGAGGCCATTTCGAGGCGAGTTGCCGAAGTGGAGGCGCAGTTCAGCAGCGACCTCGAGGATGCGAATGCGAGGGTTGCGGCCGAGGAGCTGGCTCGGGCAACAAAAGATGAGGCGCTTGCCCAGCAGATCAGCACTGTAGATGCTGCGTTCAAGGCCGCCGATACGGCGCTGTCTGCCTCCCTCTCCGAGTCGAGCAAGGCCCTGGCAGATGCCGACCGAGCGCTTGGTGAGCGGATCAGCACCCTTGATGTGACGGTCGGAGAGAACTCGGCCAGCATCACAGAGCTCCAGCAGGCCGTGGTGAGCAATGAGGAGTCGCTCAGCCAACGCCAAGACAAGATGGAGTCGGAGATCGGTATCGGTGCCGTCAGCCTGGTTGAAGGTGCCCTGGCCGGGGATGAGCGCGACCGGGAGAACCGAAAGGCTCGCGGTGTCATTCTCCAGCAGCAGAGCACGCTGGCGAATCAGCAGGAGGCGCAGGCCAGGACAGTTGAGCAACTGACCGCTGAGTTTGATGCTGAGAATGCGGAGATCAGGGCGCAGATCACCAATGAGCAGATGGCCCGAACCACGGCTGATGAGGCCCAGGCACAGAAGACCTCTGTCCTTGAGGCGCAAATCGAAGGGGTGAATCAGTCCCTCTCCGCCAGCATTGCCGAGGTGGCCAGGGTCAGCACTGATGCTGATGCCGCCATGACCGAGAAGCTGAATCAGCAACAGTCCACAATGCAAACGGCGGATGCTGAGCTTTCTAGTCGCATCAATGAAGAGGCAACCACTCGGGCTGATGCCGTTGAGTCGCTGGCCAGTCAGATCCAGCAGGTATCGGCAAGCTATCAGCAGGGAGATCAGCAACTCCAAGGCCAGATCACGGCAGAGTCAGTCGCTCGTGCCGATGCGATGCAAACCCTCGGCAGCCAGATAAACACGGTATCCGCTGTCGCTGGTAGCAAGAATAAAACGTTCTTCCAAGCCACTGCCCCCGGGTCTGGTATGGGCTCCGGCGACTTGTGGTTTGATACCGCCAGCAATAACCGGCCATACCGATACAGCGGGACTGCCTGGATAGCCACCGACGACCCACGTATCGCCGCCAATGCTGCGGCCGTGCAACTCCAGAGCCAAGCCATCGCTGACCTGCAAAATGGCGCTCAGGCTATGTGGACAGCTAAAGCCAGCGCGGGCCAGATCACTGCCGGGATAGGCCTGGTTGCCAAGTCTGACGGCACCAGCCAGGTGGCTATCTCTGCCAGTCAGGTCTTCGTGTTCGACCCGAACAGCTCAACACCTATGGCGCCGCTGTTTGCCATCGATAATGGTCAGGCTGTCATTGCGGAGGCCATCATCCGCAAGGCCACAGTCCAGATCCTGAACTCGGAGAAGATCACCGCTGATTATGTGAAGGCCGGCGTGAGTCTATCTGCACCATTAATTAGTGGTGCGGTGATCGACATGGGAAATGGCTACATGTCTGGCGGCGCAGCTGGCTTTGGCAAGGGAGGGCCATATGGTGGCTGGTCATGGACATGGCACACAATCATCTATGCCGATGGCTCGCTCTACACTGACCGTCTATATGCTTCAAATGGAACATTTACAGGCACAGTTAACGCCAATGCCGGCACGTTCAATAACGTTACCATCAATGAAAATTGCGTTGTTAAGGGAACTATTTACGCCAATCGGATTGTTGGTGATGTGTTTGTTGAGCGAAATAAGAAGATTGCAGAAGCGAATATAAATGCAGTTAACAACTGGCATCAGGTAGCAAGCACCGTGGTATCGGGGACAGACTCGGTTATCAGAACGGTGGTTTTTTCAGGTTTGGAAATGGTTCAAACCAGTGTTGCCGTAAATGGCACGTCATCCATGACCGGAGAAGCCCGCCTCCTATTTAACGGAGTCCAGGTGGATGTGATTGGATTCACTACAACGTCAAGTTCTAGCGGATCCACTGCGGTATCACAGACGGCCACATGGTCAGTTGGTCTCTTGCACCACATGGGTGCCGGACAGTCTGGTACGTATGTAGTTCAGGTCCGATATACGATTTCCCGGGGGGCCGCTTCAGCAAGATATCGCGGGCCAATTTTGTCTTTTAGAATGGGTAGAAAATCTGGTGACCTTTCATAAAACATCACTGCAACCAAGACCCGGTTATAGGGTGCTGCATCAGATCGGATTCGCTGCTGATGACCCTAACCTCCCTAGCAAAATAGCCAACGCCTGCCGTCAAAAGCAGGCGTTTTTGTTTGTGCGAGGGGGCGATGGCTTTGTGCTCAAGCCGGTCGCCGAGCAGGGCCTGGTGGGGGTGGTGATCTGGGTTGGGTGGGGTGATGGCGGCGCACCACAGCGGCATCTGCCGGAGGTAAAGCGGCTGGCCAGGATGATAGGGTCGCGCTGGCTGCGCTTCCATTCATCGCGCAAGGGCTGGCTCAGGGTTGCGCCAAGCATGGGGTGGGTTCGTCAGCCGGATGACGCTGACGGGTTCTATGTGTTTCAGATCAACCTGTGAGAGGTGAGCGATGGGTAAGAGTGGAGGATCTAACGAGATCAAGGAGACTGAAGCCCAGAAGGCTGCTGCCGGTGTGGCGATGGAACAGTGGGATCTCTACAAGAGCGACCTGCAGAAGTACGAGGACCTCTTCATGGAGAAGGTGGATGACCTCAACAGCGGGCAGGAATACGACAAGCTGGCCGGAACGGCGTCGCTGGGAACGGCGAAAACCTTCGGTGAGGCGCGAGAGGGGTTAGCAGATTCCATGGCAGCTGGCGGGGTAGACCCAACCAGTGGCAGGTACCAGGAGGCGATGGAGGGGCTTGCAACTGACGAGGCCCTGAGCCAGACCGACACCACCAACCGAGCGCAGTCCAGCCAGCAAGACAAGCATGTTGCTGGCCTCAAGGATGTGGTGAGCATTGGCTCAGGTCAGAAAGCTGAGGCCCTTGCCGGCATGGGCGATGTGGCCACTACCAGTTTGCGCAAGGCAACGATTGATGCTCAGAGTTCGTTCCAAAATAAGCAGGCAACCGCTGGCCTGGTTGGTTCGGTTGTTGGTGCCGGGACTGCATATGGCCTTGGGCAACTCAAAACGCCAACGGTAACGAGTAGCAGCGATGTCGCATCGCACCTCGATAGCACCAAAAACTTGGCGGACAACCGTGTTTATAACCCTGGCGCCAACACTCATTTCGGAGGCCGATAACGATGGGCTATGCAGCTGACACATATGCCGAAATCACCCGGGATCAGTACCAGGACTGGAAAGCCCGTTTCTATCCCAAACAGCAGGAGCTGATGGCGCTAGCCACGAATGGGCAACTGCTGCGGGATCAGCTGGGTCGGGTGGAAGAGAACAACACCAATGCTCTGCGCTCGGCCCAGCAGGCCACGGCCAATCGCAATGCTCGTATGGGGGTTGGCTCCAAAAGCAACGGCGATAACAGCCAGGGCCTGCGCATGGCTTTGATGACGGCAGGCACGGAAAACGGCTTGCGTGAACAGGAGCAGGCTCGGCAAGTGGGGATTTTGACAGGGGCTGATGCGGGGCTTCGTGAGGCTATTAAGACGGGAGGGAATGTGTAATGGCGTACGGGATCTTGGATGTGGGGGCTCAGACTCGCCAACAGAGCATGGCGAGTTTACGTGATGCAGCTGATCGTGAAGAGCAAATGGAGCAGGGCAATAAACAACTCAAGTCGCAAGAGAAGCAGGCTCAGATGTCGGCTGCTGGGACCGGTGCAGCCGCTGGCGCCATGATTGGAGCTTCTTATGGTTCGGTTGGCGGTCCGATAGGTGCCGTCATTGGTGCTGGGGTCGGTTTTCTCGCCAGTCGGCTTTTTTAAGGGGAGGTAGTGATGGGCGTATCAGGGTTAGCAGAGGGGTTCCTGGCTGGGTTCAACACCATGGACCGCTACCAGCGTGGCCAGAAAGAAGATGAGCGGATGGACAAGTCCATGAGCCTGCGGGATGCCATGTGGCAGAACGAACAGGAGCGGCAGAAGGTGGCAGACGAGCGTTACCAGGGGGAGCTGGAGTACAGCAAGGGGCGGGATAAGCTGGCGGATGCTCGCTATGACCGACAATTCGCCCTGACCGAGCGCCAGGTGAAATCCTCCGAGGCGCGCGCTAGCGCTGCTGACCGGCGCGCTGCAGCGCAGGAGGCCCGCCAACAGCAGGAGTACGAGTGGCAAACGGCGCTCCGGGACAAGCAGGTATACCAGCAGGAGAACTTGCCGATCATCCAGTCTGGCTGGCAGGCAGTGGCTGAGGGCAAAGACCCTGGAGAGCAATTCTGGGGTGTGGTGCGCGATCCGCGAGCTAGCTCCTTCAACCCTGAGCGCTACCTGCAGCAGGATTATGCCGAGGCTGGCAAAACCTTTGTCACCTACGCCGGCAACTTGGTGCGTCAGGCGCAAGAGGGAAAACTGGATCCCTCGACTCCGGAGGGGCATGCCGCGGTCAACAACCCGCAGTTTCTCAAGGCTGCCGGCACCCTCTATCAGGATGAGGTCAGCAAAGGGGTCGGCGACATTGACCCGGAGAGCGGCAAGACCATCACTGGCAAGCAGCTGAACAACATCATGATCACCCCGGATGGTCGTGGCGTGGTGCTGGGGGTGGAGGTCACCTATGAAGACGGCAGCAAGGCGGTTCGTCCTGTCACTAATAACCGCACTTCGGCGCCTGACGACCACCCCAAGGTCATTCCCATCAACGACTTCTTGAAACCTGCGTACCAGCGTGCGGCATTGTCCAAGCACATGGTTGGCAACGCCGAGCAGTTGCGGGTTTCCCTGGGGTTGTCGGCAGGGCCGGATCAGGCAGGCTACAAGAAGGCGGTTACCGATCTTGAGAAGCAGCACGGCCAGAACCGGGCTCGGATCTCCTCCAGCAACGCCGAGGACAAAGATCTGCAACTGGAGGCATTGGATGCCCAGCTTGAGCAGAGCAAGGCGGCGCTGGCCGACACCTTCAGCATGGCCCCCACAGCTGAGGAGTCGAAGCTGGACACCCCCATCAAGGAGTGGACTGGCGGCGATCCGGAGCGCCTGCAGTTCGTCAAAGAGGCCCATCAGCACGGCAAGCTGAGCAGCTTGATGGACAACCCGGCACGGATGAGCACGGCGTTCGAGATGTGGCGCCAGCAGGCGGTCAAACAGAGGCAGACTGAGCGGGCGGCCGTCACGGCCAACCGACTCCGTGATACTGAGTCCAATGCCTATCAGGCGATGAGCCTGGCCCAGGCCCGCCGATAGTTGCCTTTCACCCACCCCAGCGTTAGCATCTCTCCATCGTCGGTCAGTCTGCATGCTGATCGCCCCATCTCCAAAGCCCCGAACGGTTCGCCGCTCGGGGCTTTTCTTTTGCCCGAAAGCCGAGGACACCATGGACAAACCTGGACTGCGAGACGCCCTGCCACAGCCGCAACAATCAGACACCCGTAATGCTCAGTTTTGGGGAGACCTTGATAGCAGCCTGTCGGCTGCGCCTATCGCTCCGACTAAAGCCACCGCGACCACCACTCGCAATCTCGATGTGGGTCTTGGCGATCTTGCCCGCGGCGTCGGCGCTGGCGCATTGGAGCTGGTAGGCGGCATTGGCGAACTGGCAAGGCAGGCCAGCAACTTCGGCAAGGAGAATGCTGGCAAGCAGGGTGGGGATTATCTGGAGCAGGCCCGCGCCAATATGGCCAACAAGCTGAGCCCTGTGCTGGATGCGGTTGCGGGCGCAGGTGACCTGGCCCAAGGGGGAGCCGAGTCGCTGACCGAGGGAATGAGCGCGGATGCCAAGGAGGCCATGGGGCGCCGGCTGGTCGATGAAACGCCGGAGGGGCGCTTAACCCTGGGTGATGGCGCGGGGGATATCGATGTCTGGGCCATGAAGATGGCGCAGGGGGTGGGCTCCATGGTGCCAACCCTGCTGGCTGGCGGGGTGACTGGGGTGGCGGCCAAAGCCAGTATTGGTCGGGCTGTTACCGCGTCGATGGTCAAGCGTGGCGCGACTCAGGAAGTTGCCGAGGCGGTAGCAGCCAAGGCCGTTTCCAGGTTGGCCACCGGCGCCGCCGTGACCACAGGTGCCACCGGGTCGGTGGGCAGTGCGGGGGTGAACACCCGTGACACTGTGCTGGGCATGAGCTTTGACGAATTGGCGGCCAGCGACACCTTCCGCCAGGCCTTTACTCGCATCGACCAGGATCAGCAGACTGAACTTCTCTCCGATGAGGAAAAGCTGACGCTGGCCCGGGAAGAAACGGCCAACCTTGCCAGCCGCGCCACCATGAGCGACGCCAAGGTGTGGGGCGCCGCCGCCATGGGGTCCATGATGGGCGACGCCATGCTGTTCAAGATGCTGGCTGGTAAAGCTGCTGCCGGTGGCGTGCTGAAGGGGGCAGCCAAAGGGGCCATGGGTGAGGGCGTTGGTGAAACCCTGGAGGAAGGGGTACAGCAGTATGCGGTGAATGAGGCGCTCAACGAGGTGGCCGCCGCCGATATCGACCCGATGAAGGGGGTCATGTCGAGCGCGATCGAGGGCGGCTTGATAGGGATGGGGACAGGTGGTGCGGTAGGTGCTGTCGGTGGGGCGCGAGGTAGTAAGCATGCCGGCCCAGAGGAGGACGTAGGAACCGATCCGGTTTCAGAACCTTCCGCGACGGTAACGGAGGAAGCAGCAGGCCCCGCAGGGGGTCCGGTCTCTGCATTCGGTCCACAGGAGGGTGGCGAGCAGGCGCCCTCCGCCACACAGGCTGAGGGAGATCTGAACCCGCTCGGTCCCAGTGGGAGCCAGTTTGACGAGCTGCGTGATGTTCCCGCCTATCTGCGTCAAGACGATACCGCTGATCGCTACAAGGGGATGGCGGCTGATAGCGAGGTGCAGCGCGCCTTGGCGGGTGAGTTCGGCCAGACCGTGCAGGATCTGGTGGCCACCCAGATGCAGGCGGGTGATCAGGGCAAGAGCCTCTATGAGCGAGCTCAGGCCGGTGAGCTCGGGGTTGACCCTTTCGCTGGCAATAAGAGCGCCCAGCAAGTGGCCATGGAGAACCAGCGCCTGGCGCTGCCGCTCAAGGATGTTATCTTTGCCGGTGATGCCAATGCCAAGCCCAAGGGAAAGGCGGTTGCTGCACCGGGTGATCATGATGATCGTCAGGCCGGCACCGGTCCGCAGTATCGAGGAAATAAGCGCACCCACTGGCAGAGTGGGCAGGAGGGGGATCTGCTTCCGCCAGAGGCGGCCACCGCCAACCCTGCCGGCGAGCTGCCGGGAGCCGTGGTCGATGGCGAGGCCCGTGAGGTGGGCACCGAGTTGCCTCACCGAGACGTGATTTACGGTGCTGACCAGCGCCAACGGGAGGCTGGGAAATCCAACGGTAGTGAGCAGCAAGCGCAGCCACAGGGCAAAATGCCGGCCCAGATCGGCAAGTCGGATATCATCTTCGCCAGTGGTAAACCCGGCTCCGACACCCGGAATAGCGCGTACACCCCGCCACGGCTATCCCGCGACCAGGTTGATCGCACCCTGGGGGAGGAGTCCATTCGGGATCCGCGCTCCCCAGTCAGGCAGTCCATCGCCAAGGCTGGCAGCGCCACAGATAGCGTGTTTGGCCCCCTGCAATCTCTCCGCATCACCCGCAAAGGCAAGCCGTTCGCAACCGAGAAAGAGGCTGCCATGGCCAGCCGCAAGGGCAAGGAGATGCCGGTTCCCCTCAATGGCGGTGGTTTCGGCGTGGCAGAGATTGCCGAGGTAGAGCAGGTGAAGGCCGAACAGCCCACCCCTAGCCAGCCCCAACAACTCGCACCGGCCGTCGATACCGGCTACCGCGATGTTATCCCTTCCAGCGAACAATCCGAGGTGACCCATGGCCAGCCTACCCCGATACCTGCAATCAGCAGTGAGCGACCAGGTGATCAGCCTGGCGCAGGCGATCCGGTTGCAACAGGTGTTGGACCAACCCCTGCCGAACTCGCGGAGCGAGCTGGACCCGGAGATCAGGCAGATGGCGCTTCTCTTGCACCTGTACCTGATGGACAGCAGCAAGTTGACCCAACACTGACAGCCCCGACCCCTGATGCCGGGGTTGCAGTTTCTGAAGCAGTGCAATCCGAGCCAGTGGCGCAGGAGCCAGCCGCCGCACCGACGCCATGGGCGGAGGCCATTGATAACCCTGATGGCACTATCACTCTGAAAGGCGAAGTGCCGATCATCAAGCAGTGGGCCAAGGATAATGGCGTGAAAGCCATCCCCGGCAAGGGCGGCCTGGTGGTAGCCAAGTCGTTCACCGCCAAGGTGCGAGACCTTGCTGCTCCGGCCGCCAATGAGCCTTCGGCACAGGTCGAGGCTGCTCGAGGTGGGGTGGTTCGAGAACCAACCGAGGTAGATCTTATTGATCGCGACCTGCTGAAGGAGCATGCCGGGCGCTGGAAGTACCGATCTGCTGTAGGGGCTGGCTGGTTTACCTCCAACACCAAAGAGGGCGCCATTGGCGGGGCGCGGGAGGCCTACCGGAGGGCTTTCGAGAAGGGGGACCCCGTGCCGACTCGCGAGGAGCGCTGGGAACAGTCTGAGCGCGAGTTTGCTAGGCGTATGGACAACCGCTTAGGCGGGATGACCATATCTGAGTTGGAAAAACGCCACCGGAATCTCGGCGGTACCATTGCGGACTTGCAGTTGGCTGGCCGCCACGAGATGAATGGCAATGGCGGGCGTCGCACCGGTGCCGCGGTAGCCAATGAGGGCGCTCGCCAGGCAGGCCAGGAGAAGATGGAGCTCGAGCGCTATATCCAGTTGCGCCGTGAGCGAGAAGAGGTGGCTGGCAGTGCGCCGGCTCGGATTATAGAGGAGGCCCGCGCCGAGGTAGCGCAGGAACCCACCGAGGCGCAGAAGGAGGCTGGGAACTACAAGAAGGGGCACCTCACACTGCAGGGGCTGGATATTGCGCTCGAAAACCCCAAGGGATCCACCCGCTCAGGCATTGACCAGGATGGCAAGGCGTGGCAATCCACCATGGCCCACGACTATGGCTATATCAAGCGCACCCAGGGGGCGGACGGCGATCATGTCGATGTGTTCATCGGCGATAAGCCGGATAGTGAGACGGTCTATGTGGTGGATCAGGTGGACCCCAAAACCGGCAAGTTTGACGAGCACAAGGTAATGATGGGCTTTGCCGACGAGCAGGCGGCCCGGGCGGGCTACCTTGGCAACTACGAGGAGGGCTGGAAAGGCCTGGGCGCCATCAAGGCCATGCCAGTGGAGGACTTCAAGCGCTGGGTGAAGGAGGGGGATACCACTAAGGCAGTCAGTGACTTGCCCGCCAGTGAACCAACCATCAAGCAATGGGTAGACTCCGCCCCAGACGACCTGCTGGATGGCATGGGCAAGCTGTTCAGCGGTGACATGAGCTACGGCGAATTCCGCGACTTCGCCGAGCGCACCATCACCAGCGGCGAAGCCATCAAGGCCATGTTCGGTGGCTGGACCGTGCCCAGGCTGAAGGAGTACCTGACCGCCAACAACGCCTATGTGTTCAGCGGCACCAAGAAAGCCGAGCTGGTCGAGCGTGCCACCCGCATCATGCAGGGCGAGGTGCGCTGGCCGTCTGCCGGTGGCGCCGGCGTGATGACCACCACCAGTAACCCCTTCGCCAAGAGCAATGCCAGCCAGGACGATGCACTGCGCGCCGAGGTGCAGGGCATCACCGAGGCCCGCTATGGCGAGTTTGTCGCCCGCCGCAAGGAGCTGATCGCCGCGCACGAGGCCCGCAAGGAGGCCATCGCCAAAGCGGTTGAAAACCCGCAGACCCTGGACGATTACCGCACCCTGGTGCGCATGAAGGGGCGCGACGGCATGACCGCCGAGCAGGTGGGCGAGTATGAGCGCCTGCTGACCGAGGCCCAGCTAGACAAGCAGGATGCCGACAAGGCCGCCAAGCAGGCCGCCAAGCTGACCGCCACCCCCAGCGGAGACATCATCAAAACCAAGCACACCAAGCACGGCTATGACCTGTTTGTGGTGCAGATGGCTAACCGCGTGGAGAAGGACGAGTACACCCGGATCAACGCCAAGGCGAAAGAGATGGGCGGCTGGTATTCCTCCTTCAAGGGATCTGGCGCCGTGCCCGGCTTCCAGTTCAAGGACGAAGCCCAGGCTACCGACTTCCGGGCGTGGCTGACCGGCCAGGGGCAGGCGGAGAGCAAGCCCAGCGTGACGGCCGCCGCGCCGACCGTGAACATGGAGGGGCCCGCCAGCAGCCCTGACGACAACGTGGCCAAGCAGATTGCCGGCCTTCGCCAACGCGCCGAGACGATCCGCACCAAGGCCAACGCCGCCTTGGCGGTGGACCGCAAGGCCAACACCCTGCGCCGTGCCGGCATGGCTGCGCGAGCAACGGCGGCCGCTGAGGAGGAGCTGAAGACCGCCGACCTGCTGGACGCCATCGCGGACGGCGTGACCACGGGCAAGGCCAACATCCTGCGCAACCTGACCACCAAGGCCCAGTTAGCTACCCTGCGCAGCCGACTGGCCCGCGCCATGTACGATCTGCCGAACGCCGAGTACGAGCGCCTGAAGGGTGAGGGGCTGATCCGCATGGGCAGCCAGGGTCGCCACGAGTGGACCGAGAAGGCCAGCCCGCTGGTGCGCGTCGAGGGTGCCAAGATGCCGGGTCTGGACTACTGGACGCGCCAGCTGGACGATCTCGCCAGCGAAATGCAGGCCAGCAGCAACCGCAGCCACAAGGCCGCCGGGGTTAAACTCAAGAATCTGGCCAAGGCCGCCGAGGCGAACCAGTTGCGGCAGGTGGCCGTGACGGATCGCGACCTGATCGACAAGCTGACCGCGTTCGTTCGTGGCAGCCAGGAGGGCACCCAGGCGTTCCGCGTGGCCGAGCAACTGACGGATGCCGACCGCCTCAACAAGATGGGGATCTTCTCCCGTGCCAACCTGCGCGCTGCACTTGTGGAGCTACAAGCCCTGGAGTCCGGGCTGGGCAAGCGGGCCGAGGTGAGCCCGCTGCGCGCCAAGGAGCAGGCGCTCAAGCTGAAGCTGCTGGGCAACCGCAATGCCTTCATCGACTTCTTCCCCACCACCGAAGACGACGCCGCCGATCTGGCCGGCCGCCTCGGGATTGAGCCCGGCATGACCGTTCTGGAGCCTTCGGCCGGTCACGGGATGCTGGCTGACGCCGCCCGCGATGCCGGGGCCAAGGTGGATGCCGTCGAGATTGCCGGCGACCTGCGCGACATTCTGACCGAGAAGGGGCACACCCTGATCGGCCACGACTTCATGGCGCTGACCCCGACCGCCAGCTATGACGCGGTGATCATGAACCCGCCGTTCTCCAACGGCATGGACATGGACCATGTGCGCCACGCTTATGACTTCCTGAAGCCGGGCGGGCGACTGGCGGCCATCGTGTCGGCCGGCGCCGGCCAGCAGTCCACCCGCAAGGGCCAGGAGTTTGCCGCGTGGCTGGATACCCTGGGCGCCGTGGTGGAACCAATGCGCGAGGGAGCGTTCAAGGACTCACTGAACCCGACCGGCGTCAGAACCAAGATCATCGTGCTGGAGAAGCCGGTCGGCGAAACCGCCCGGGCGCCGTCTCCCGAGGGCAAGCGCGTGACCGTGGCCACCCCGAAGGGGAACGCGGTCGAGGTGCAATACCGCGTCGTGGAAGCGGCGGATCTGGTAACGTCCCACGACTTCGAGGGAAACATCAATCACAACTACCCGCAGCAACTCCAGCCCCGGGATCGCTCCAAGCAGACCTACCGGGTGCAGGTGGGCCAACTGGCCGCCGCCCCGGACGGCGCGCGACTGGCGGCCAGCCCGGAGACAGATCGCGGCGCCCCCATTGTCAGCGGCCTTGTCGTGGAGAGCGGGAACGGTCGCTCTATCGGGCTGAGGCAGGCTTACCAGCGCGGCGATGCCGGCGCTTACCGCGCCTACATCGAGGCCAATGCGGCCGACTTCGGGATCGACCCCGCCGTGATCGGCGCCATGAAGCAGCCCGTGCTGGTGCGCGAGCGGATTACCACCATGACCGACGAGCAACTGCGCGATTTTGTGGTTGACTCCAACACCGACGCCAAGATGGCGAACAGCGCCGCCGAGGATGCCGGCGCCGACGCGGGCAAGCTGACCGACGACATGCTGGACCTGCTCAACATCCCAGAGGGTGGCGACGTGCTGGCGAGCCAGAACAACCGCTTCCTCCAGGCGTTCCTGTCTGCCATCGGTGAGAACCAGAGCAACAGCTACGTGAGCAGGGAGGGGCAGTGGAATGATGCCTACCGCAAGCGGGTGACGGCGGCCGTCTTCGCCTATGGCTACGACAATCAGCGCCTGCTGGACGCTGCCACCGGTGAAGTGGATGCAGACGGCCGCAATATCACGACCGCCCTGATCAACAACGCCGTGGGCATGGCCAAGCTGCGCCAGCACTCGCCGGAGCGGGCCAAGGTAATCTCCAACTACCTCGCCGAGGCGGTGGAGAGCATCGCCCGCGCCAAGCGCAGCGGGCAGTCCCTGCAAGAAATGGCTGCTCAGTCTGATATGCTGGGTGGTGAAACCAGCCAGGAGGGCAGCCTTCTGGCCCAGGCTATCGCGGCCAGTGCCCGCAGCGCCAAGGCGATCACCGGCATGGTCGGCGACATCCTGACTATGCTCAACAAGGCCACCTCAGCCGACATGTTCGGCGCGGCGGTGTCCCCAGCAACCCCGGAGACAGCGATCAATGAAACCCTCAAGTCAATCAGCGCCTACAACCAGCAAAAAGCCAGCCAGCCAAAGTCCGGCGGAGACCTTTTTGGACTCGCCGGAGCACGGAATAACCACGGAGCAGCGTCAAGCGTTCCGCGACCTGGTGACGCAGGCACAGCAAAAGGCGCAGGCGGAGTAACAGAGGGGCGCGTCGAGCTGGGCGGGGTAAGCATTCGCATCCCGACTATCGACGAGGAGCAGCAGCGCCTCTACAACCAAGCCACCCATCGCGGCCAGGGCGTGAACTTTGCCAGCGGCATCAGCACCAGCGTGGGGCGGATCCTCAATGACCTGAAGGACGCTGGTCTGCTGGACACGGCAGAGCAGAAGATAGCCGCCGAGGCCGAGGTGCAAGCTTGGGCCAATGAGGAGGCCATTAACGCCCGCAAGCTGATGCGCGACGGCATAAAAAACCCGAGCTGGGCGATCACCGGCCGATCTGGCCGCAAGGCTCAGAGCAGCGCCGCCCAGGACGCCGAGAACCGCCGCCAAGCTGCCCACCACAAAGACCAGTCAGACCGCATCACGGCCCTGCGCGGCGAGCTGAAGAAGCTGCGACCGAAGGAGGTGATCGGGAAGGAGTCCTTCAATTACGCATGGGGCAAGGCCAAAGGCATGATCGCCGACTACGCCAGCGCCCAGAGCAACGGCCAGCCCAACCTGCTGGCCAGCCTGCGCAAGAGCATGAATGCAGAGCTGGCCCGCTACCTGCAATCCATGAGCAAGATCGACGCACCCAACTTCATCAAGACCCTGAAGGAGCAGGATCAGCGCCTGAAGGCCGCCGGCCATGACGGCCTGGTGGCCATCGTGGGGGCACGCTCCAACCCGGGCAAGATCATCTCCAACGCCATCGAGGGGCGGATCCGCTTTTCCAAGCAAGCCATGTCACAAGGGATGCGACCTGCTAAACACCTGACTCGCAAGGAAGCTGAGCTGGTAACCAAGGGGTGGTTCAAGCAGTACCGCGGCGCTTCCGGCATAGATGTGCAGATCCACGCAACCCAGGCTGAACTGGAGGAATCCCTCGGGCTGGATACCAAGGAGGGGCTGATCCGCCGCGCTGCATTCGACGACGATGCCGGTACTCTCCACGTGGCGGCAGATACCATCTCCGACCCCAAGCGGATGCGCGAGATTCTGCGCCATGAGGTGCTGGCCCACTACGGCCTAGCCAACGTCCTGGGTGACGGGGAATACACCAAGCTGATGAGCCGCCTCATCCAGTCCCAGAAGGACCCCAGCATGAAGCCGGTGTGGGACTGGGTGAACACCCATTACGCCGATGAGGACATCGGCACCCAAGCCGAAGAAGTGGTGGCCCACCTCGCCGAGCTGGAGCAGGGGGCTTTGGGCCGTGCCTGGGATCGGGTCGTGGCCATGGTCACCCGGGCGCTGCGTGCGGTTGGCTTTGTGCCAGATGGCATCACCGCCGCGGAGACGCGCTCCCTGATCGAGGGGCTGGGCAAGAAGCTGCAGCGCAGCGGCCCAGACGACAGCGGGCCGGATGGCGGCAAGAAGTTCAGCCAGGAAGCCGAGCAGCCAGCCCAGAAAGGCGGAATCAAGATGAGCCAGGCCAGTACCGCAGCTGATGCGGCCATGGAGAAGCTCAACTTGGGACCCAAGCCCGACATCATCGACACGACCAAAACCAACCTGAACAAGCTCCGTCAAGTTGACCGAGGCGTGGTCAGCTCATGGGTCGATCGCGTCATCAAGAAAGCCAACACCGAGGTGCTCGACGCGCTGGCCCCCATCAAATACGCCGAGGATGCTGCCGGCATTACCGATGCTGCAGATTCCGGCTATGTGGCGGCACGGATGGCGACGGGGGCCGCCTCCACCATGCAGGCGACCATGCTTTACGGTTTGCCGGAGTGGAAGGATGGGGTGATCCAGCGCAAGGCGGGCACCGGCGAGAAGGATGCGCTGCTCGGCATCTTTGCCGACCTGGGAGCAGACCTGCATAACTGGCTGGGTTGGATGGCTGGCCACCGGGCCGAGCTGCTGATGGCGCAGGGCAGAGAGAACCTGCTCGATGCCAATGACATTGCGGCGCTCAAGGGGCAAGGCAAGGGCAAGGAGGCCAAATTCCTTGATGCCAAAGCCCGCTGGAACCGCCTCAATGCCGCAACCCTGGACCTGGCACAAGAAGCTGGGCTCTTCACCAAAGAGGCGCGGGCCGAGTTTGAAAGCGAATGGTACATCCCGTTCTTCCGTGAATCAGATGACGGCGACGTGATCGCCCCCTTCAAGACGAAGGGCATTGCCAACCAGAACTCCGGCATCAAGAAGCTCAAGGGCGGGGAGGCCAACACCAACGACCTGCTCGAGAACATCTTCACCTCCACCTCCAAGCTGATCGACGCGTCCATGAAGAACATGGCGGCCCAGAAGACGGTTTGGAGCCTGGCGGATACCGGCATCATCGAGGTCATTCCGAAGCCAAACAAGATGGATTACCAGGCCCTTGCCAATGGCAAAGACAGGATCATGGTCAAGCTGGAGGGGGAGGACTACATGATCCGGGTTGAGGATCCGGACCTCTATCGCGCTATGACCTTCTTCGACCGCAAGCCGTTCAGCGCCATGGTCAATGTGGCGGCCAAGGCCAAGCGCCTGCTTACTGCTGGGGTCACTGCATCTCCCGAATTCATGCTGCGCAACTTCCTGCGCGACTCACTCTCCAGCTGGGCGATCAGCAAAGACGGCTTCAGGCCGGTGATCGACTCCATCAAGGGGGTGAAAAAGACCCTGGCGATGGACGGCAGTACCATTGATGTGATGTTCAGCGGAGCCTCCTTCCTGGGCGGCTACGTGAATGGCAATGACCCAGAGGCGATGGCCGATACCGTGCGTAAGTCGCTGCGACGCAAGGGGATGACGCCCGAGCAAATCGCCCGCTACGAAAAGAGCATTATCCGCAACGCCGCTCAGGCAAAGGGCGTGGTTGCCAATGTGTGGGAGAAGTACAACCGCTATGGCGAGGCTTTCGAGAATGCCAACCGCGAGGCGGTCTATGCCGCAGCCATCAAGGCTGGCAAGAGCCACGCCCAGGCGGCGTTCGAGTCGAAGGACCTGATGGATTTCTCCATGCTGGGTGCCTCACGCACCATGCAGGTCATGACCCAACTGCTGCCGTTCTTCAATGCCCGGGTGCAAGGTCTAGGCAAGCTGACCCGCGAACTGCGAGATAACCCGAGAGCCATCGCCAAACGTGCAGGCATGATCACGGCTGCGAGCCTGGCTCTGCTGGCCGCCAACTGGGACGATGAGCGATACGAAGAGCTGCCGGATTGGGACAAGGATACCAACTGGCACTTCTTTGTCGGCGATCAGCACTTCCGGATCCCCAAGCCGTTCGAGATTGGCGTGTTGTTCGGCACCATCCCGGAGCGCATGGTGCGCGCCATGGGCGACAAGGACACCGGCGCCCAGTTCGGCAAGGCAGTTGCGCGGGCGATCGGCGATACCTTTGCCCTCAACCCGATCCCCCAGATCGCAAAGCCGATGGTGGAGGCAACGGTAAACTATAACTTCTTCCAAGGTGGCCCCATCGACGGCCCGCAAGACCTGAACGTCCAGGCAGAGGCACGCTACAACGAGCAGACCAGCCTGCTGATGCGCGAGCTGGGGGAGCTCACTGGCTTCTCGCCTAAGCAGCTTGAGCACCTGGTTATCGGTTACACCGGCACCATGGGCAGTTATGTGATGGCTGCCGCTGACGGTCTGATACGGGCCGCCAGGCCAGGAGAGTCAGCAAGCTGGCGCGCTGACGAGATCCCATTGGTGAAAGCGGTGTACCGCGGCACTGGCCCTGCAAAGTCCACGCAGCACATGGAGGAGTTCTACCGGATGCTTAACGAGGTGAACCAGCTCAAGCGCACAGTGGACCAATACCGCAGTGAAGGGCTGACCGACAAGGCGAACGAGCTACTGGAGGAGCAGGGCGGGATCTTGAAGTCGCGTCGCAGCCTGAGCCGCACTCAGCAGCAGGTCCGGGTGGTGCGCAACAAGATCGAGCTGATCCAGCGCGACCGCACAATGACCGCAGAAGAGAAGCGCCGACGCATCGATGAGATGCTGGCCCGCCGTAATGACCTAGTGTATCAGGCAGTCAATAAGAACAAGGCGAACTGGGAGTAAGGGGTAATAGCGGCCCTAGCTGAGCCTCTGTGATAGGGGTAATCTGGGGCCTTTATCGCAGAGGGCCCTGACCATGTGGATTCTGTTTGCTCTGATAATGATGGTGGTGGCGCTGAAAGCGTTCAGTTTCAGCTTTACGCTGGCCCTGATCCCCTTTGCTGCCGGGTGTTGGTGCTTCAGCAAATCCAGCCGGAGCGATCTGGATGACTTTATGGCATTCAGCTTTTTCATTGTCCTGGTTGGATTTGCCGTGAATGTGCTGATATCCGTTTTTTGATTGGTTAGTAGCAACCAAATTCGTTACAGGTTTGGCTGAAAGCATTGCCATCACTGTCGATACCATTTGTGATAGTTGAATTGCCGATCCTAGTTGAGGTGCTGCTCCAGGAATTACCATCTGCATCACGACCGTTTGTAAACGTACTGCTGCCAACACGCTGGCTTTCTTGACTCCAGCTTGAACCAGTTCTGGAGTTATGACCGTCAACATATGTGGCATTCCCCAACCGCTGCACATCATAGGTGTTGCCTTGGTCGTCATAGCAGGTTTTCAGGCTGCCAGAACCAATACACTCGGCGCTGGCTGTGCTGGAAGCCACCAACAAGGCCGCGAAAATTACATAGCGCATCGTGACTCTCCTTCTATATACGCAAAAGCAAAAGGCTGAACTGCTTTTGACGGCGTGTCAGTGACAGCGATCACATCTGCTCAAGACTCTGATCGCCAATGGTTCAAAAGCCGGCGCTGAAGAGGAAGGTAGTTCTTCAGGTGGGGGCGCATTGTCGCCCCCACTCATCCCACTCTGCCCCTCAGAATTTCCGCATAGCAGTTCAACATCGAAGCCAAGTGCGGCTTTGGTATCGTAGCAGCCCGGCCGATCAACTCCATATGCTCCTCGTCAAACACGTCCCAGTCGGGATCCGCCAGGATTGCCTGGACAGACACGCCGATCGCGGAGGACACCATCACCGCCTCGGCTAGACCCATGAAGTCGTCATGATGAGGGGAGAGCCAGCGCGAAATACTGGACCTTGGGATCGTGGTCATCTTGCTGATGTGGGTCTGTGTCAACTTGCGTTCTGCCAGCAAGCTGCGCACTTTCTGCTTAGTGCGATGGACATAGGCAAGGCTAGAGCTCGTCAAGTAGCGTTTCATTGGTGTTCCTTGTTTGACGCCGGCCCGTGCCCGAGATCGTAATTTAGTTATTTGTCTCAAATGTGGGACTCTTATGGTGCAAATTCTCAGTATTGGCACATAAGAGTCAGATAAATTGTAGGTTAAAAATAGAAGAAGAACGCACAGTGAAGTCAGCGCCATCACCACCAAAATGACGGAGTGTAGCGGCTGTATGACGAGTCACCGAGTACGGGAATTATTTTTAACAAAAAAGCAAATAGGAGAAGGAGATCGAAATTGTACTCCCGTGAGCCCGCAAAAAGTGGTAAATTCATGCGGTTACTGTATGTGTATACAGTGTTTCACAGTCGAGAGACTGGGAGAGCAAGGGGGAGAAAGGATGGAGTCACTACTGAGCGAACTGGAAGGGGTTGTTGAGACGCTGGACTTGGCGCCTGAGGAGGAAAGAAAAATCGCGCGCATTTTGGAAAAACTTCGCGATGAAGCCACCGCGTCAGCGTGA